TAAATCCTAAATTTTCTTAATATATAGATTATTTCTCTATGCAAATATCTACATGTGTAGATTTTAATTCTATATTTGCACTATAAAGTTAACGCAAAACAATGATAACGCCAAAATAAAAGGGCAATAAAGTTAACAAAATAGATTATTTACTCTAAATCGATATATAGATATGGTAAAGACAGAAAAAATAAAATTAGTGGTTTACAAAGAACATACGCTTGGGTATATTCTACCAGAATTGCCTGATTCAGTTCAAATACTACATTCTTCACCTCTGAAAGGAGCTATTGGTACAACCAATTTGCAGAACAATTTCCAGATCAACAATCCGAATGAAATCAGACTAGCAAGCGAGAGTGATTTTGATGCGTTTGGAATTTCGTTTGATGGATATAAAAATTCACCTGATTACATTTATAAATAAAATAAGAAAATGAAGACAATTCTAGAAGTTTCATTACAGGAAGCAAGTAAGGCAAAGGATGCAATTAGATATAGTTTGCTGCGTACAGAACTGAACCAAACAAGTACCAATGTTTGGGAACTACCAACTTATGATATGAATGATGGATATGAGTGTGATGGTGACGAAGAACTGAAAGATGAAATTCGTGAACTGTTTTCTTCTTTCGGAATTGCAGAAGAAGAGTATTCATTCACTGACAAAGAAACGGAAGAATAAGCTATATAATCCCGGACGGGTTTGACCGCCTTTCCGGGAACTAGAAACTATAAATATAATAATGTATATGGAAAATCAATTAGAAACTATCAAAGCAAATCTGCCTTACGGATACGAAAAGCAGATAGCGAAAGAAGTAGGATGCTCACAGGGTACAGTGCACAATATCCTTAATAATAAGCCGGCTTCTGCTCGCTCAACCTACAAAGCAAAAGTATTGAATGTCGCTGTAAGAATGGCTAATGAAGCCTTGGAAGCTACTAAAGGAGTCTCCAAAGCTGCTGCCGAACTAGAGACTTTGCATCATGGAACTGCAAGCTGACGCTAAACTAACGAAGCGCGAAAATCAGATTGCTGGCCTCGCTTTTTGTGGTAAAGCAAAGAAAGAGATTGCGGATCTCTTGAATATTGCATACGGGACGGTAAACGTAATACTGGATAGAGCTTACAAAAAGACAGGAACAAGTAAACTGAATGAATTAGGCAGTTGGTGGGCTAATAGAGCATTTGCTCTAAATATTGATTTCCAGCAATTGCAGAAAACAATCGTAGCTCTTTCGTTTCTTGGGATTATTGCCTTTCAGATTGCATTTGACTGCAACAACGATCTTAACCGGAGTCGACGGGCAAGAATACGAAGAAATAAAATAGAAGAAGTATATGAACTCTAATCAATATTAATCAGGCAGCATAGCATAGAGATGCAGATGTGTTTCAGTAATAAAATCAGCTCAACACCATTCAAAAGTATAGGAAACAGCCTAATTAGAGATTATGGAAAATTGCTTCGAAATGATGGTCGCCCGATGCATTAAAATTGGGACGGTGCAAACGCTTACGATGCTGGGACTACTCCCCGAAGTAGTAACAATATCACAAGCGGAAGAAATATACGGAAAACGCCTAATAAAAGAGTGGCGCGAAAAAGCCTGGATTAAGTTTTATCCGGCAAATAATAAGGAAAGAGGAAAATATTATGTGAAACGATCCGAATTGGAAACAGCCAGTGCAATGATGGATTTGCATAATAAAGTTCCAGATAACATTATCAAACAACTAATGCAGATCGCTGTATGAGATATATACCGAAATCATCAGAAGTATTACAGGCTCTGCAAGACAGTATCGGAAAGCAGATTGCAGAAAGAGAAGAACAGAAAAAGAACTATGTTCCTACTCCTGTAGAGATTAAACCTGATAAAAATATAAGCATAGAGCCCACGGCCGAAGATATTCTTTTAATGGAGGAATATAGACGTGGAGTATATCAAGGAGATTAATAAAACGCTAATATTTAAACAATTATGAGTAAAATTATTGAAGTAAAAGTGGAAGAGCTAAATGCGCTTCCAGCAACGAAAATTGTCGAAAGTGAAAATGTACAGGCAAAATTCGTTCAAATGTACAATGCTATCTGGGGAACAGATAAAGGTGAGCAAATGTATCATAAAGAAGTATTCAACTTTCAAAAACTTCTCCGTGATAATCCTGATTTGGCAGATTCGACAAAGATGTCTCTATATGGCTGTTTTCTTGATATAGCAGTCAACGGTCTTACACTAGATCAAACAGGACATCCACTTTGCTATATACTTAGCAGAAGCAGTAAAACCGGACACAAGAATGCACAAGGATATGATATTTATGAAAAACGTGCCTATGTTTCAGTTACCGGGTATGGCGAACTGACAATGCGTATGCGTGCCGGGCAAATCAAGTATGCGGATAATCCAGTCGTTGTATATGAGGGAGATCATTTTAAAGCATCCTTAGTTAATGGTATAAAGAATATCGAGTATGAAGCACAATGTCCCCGTACTTCAACCAAAGTTATTGCTGCATTCATTCGTATTGTACGAAATGACAACTCGGTAGATTATCAATGGTTAATGGAAGGTGATATCGAACGATTGAAACATTATAGTGAAAAAGCAAATTCGAAGTGGAACGATCAAACTAAAAGACGTGAATTGGGTAAAGCCAATGCACTCTATACTTCGAATAATGGCAGCATTGATCCTGGGTTCCTTGAGAATAAGATGATCAAACATGCGTTTGATGCTTATCCAAAAGTGCGTACAGGTAAGTTTACTATTATGGATTCGGATCAAGAAGAGGAAGAAATTATCGACTATGGCTTGGTGGATGAAGATAAGGTTAATGAACCCGTTCAGGCTGTGGATAATCCTAATATTCCTTTCGGTGAAGAAAAACAACTGGAAGCTCCAGAACCTGTACAGGTGCCAGTCTCCGATGATGATGAAGACGGTGGATTCTAATACTTACTAACCGATTAAAATAAATAATATGGCAACAGAGTTAATCAAAATAGACGAAGCAAAAAATATTCTGTCATCTTTTCCAGATATAATGGGGAAGAATACAAATTCTGTCAAAAAGTGTAATGAAGCTGGGCAAGCTCTCCTTGACACTATCGAAGGAGAAGGTATGAATGAAACAATAGATCAGGCTACAGCCGACTACTTGAAAAAGGTTAGCGTAACACTCAAAAATATGGATGAACGTCGTAAACCTATTACGCAGATATTTGATAGAATACGTTCCTTTTTCACCTCCCAAGAAAAACAAATTGATCCTAAGGATCCTTCAACAATTCCCGGAAAGCTTGTGATAAAGCGCAATGAGTATGCCAAGTTTAAATACGAAGAAGAACAGAAAAGAAAGAGAGAAGCGGAACAGAGAGCTAGAATTGAAACAGAGAAAGCAAACTATCGACAGATAATAGGGGATAGCCTTCTTTCTTATTTCAACCAATATCTTTCAAGTAAAGTTTCTGAATTGCAGGGAATATTTTCCAACTTGACTTATGAAAACTTCGATCGTGAAGTTATAGGAATCACAGTTTTTCAGACCGATTATCCCAAATCTCATTTTGATAAGTTTAGTGCGGATTCTGCGACTTACTATATTAGTCAAGAAACAAAACAGGAGATTCGCCGAGAAGTTCTAGAGGGCAAATATGAGCAATACGCTCAACAGTATAAGGCAAAGATTGTAAGCGTTAAGCAAGACCTTACCGACCGTGTTCCCTCTAAACGCAAGGAACTTGCAGAACTGGAACAACTTCGTCTCGCTAATGCAGAGGAAGCTGCCAAAGCGGAAGAATTGCGTAAACAACGTGAAAAAGAAGCTGCAGCCAAAAGAATGGAAGAGTTGAAAAAGGAGGAAGAAGCAGCAAAACAAGAGGCTGCACTGAAGGCACAACAAAGCTCTATTGGTAGTCTTTTTATGGAAGCTGCCGCTTCTATTGCTCCTCCACCGACTAACGCCAAGGTGAAAGAAAAGATTGTTGTACTTCATCAGCAGGGATATTTAGAAATATTCCAGATGTGGTGGATAAACGAAGGTCAAACATTGCCTGTTGAAGAACTGGAGAAAATCTTTAAAAAGATGATTACTTATTGCGAGAAGCAGGCGAACGGTAAAGATCAAAAGCATATCGAATCAAAATTCATCCGATATGAAGCAGATGTAAAAGCCAAATAGCCATGTCAAATCCTGATTCATATTACTCTCGTCCGGAGGTCAGCAATTCAGATCTGACAGAGCTTAAGAACTATCTTTATCCCCGTGCTCAATACGGGGATAAAGAGAAGGCATTCAAGTTTGGAACTCTTGTAGATGCTCTTATTACAGAAAACGAGCGTGTAAGATATGACAAGTTAATGGTAGACGATTACGTGTATACGAAAGACGAATTTGAACTAGGGCTTGAAATGCGTAAGGCTCTCCGGAAAGAAGCAGAAAAGGATCAATTTCTAGCTGTCGTTTTAGCACAGTCCGATACACAAAAGTTTATGGTTAATAAACAACAAGAGTTCTTTTATGGGAACTTTGTTTATCATCTTGATACACGGTGTAAATGGGATTGGTGGTTGTCTTCTTTCAACTTTGGAGGTGATTTAAAAACGACCTTCGCAGAGTCCCAAACACAATTTGATGAAGCGATAGATTTCTTTGACTGGGACCGGTCCCGGGCATGGTATATGGATATAGCCGGTAGCAAACAAGATTTTATTTATGCTATCAGCAAGAAGAATTGTAGAATCTTCAAGCATTTTATCACCGACCGGAAACACCCTTCATACATCAGAGGAAAAGAGAAATACGAGGACCTTGCTTTTAAGTGGTGGCAATTAATGGTCTGATTATATTTTACCATAAAACAATATGAATTTACTTATTACATCAAAAGAACAAATATTGGCCGAATTAACCAATATAGATTCATTCCTTAATATAACTATGAGCGAAGATGTAGCAGAAGCTGTACAACGCGGTAATGATTTAGCTGTATATGTTGCCCGCTCTGGAAAATTGCTCGCAGATTCAAAATATTGGCTCAATGAGGCAATGAAATCCGAGGTCATGCAGACGCTTGTAGACACGGCAAAAAGTGCGAAAGCAACAGCGACAGCGATAAATGCTCTAGTCAATTCTTTATGTCGGGAAGAGAGATACTTAGTTGATTGGTGCGAACGTTGCAATCGGACGGCAACACATCAATTATCGTGGTGTGTAACTGTAATAAGTAAAGCTAAGGCAGAAATGCAAATGTCCGGAATGTTTAACAACAAAAAGTAATTATCATGAAAAATCTAAGAAGAGTCACAATCGGAATATCCGTTATCGGCCTGTTTACGGCATTATCTTTCTCTCAAAGAGAAGATGCTACAACTAGAGAAATAACTACGGCTGCCGTAATGGGAGTTGTATCAACGTTTAGTATTATCACTTTATCAACTAAAGAAGATTATGGAACAAGCAAAAAATGAAATCAAGAAAGCGATTATTAAAAAGGACCGCTTGAATGTAGTGTACAATGAACGTTTTTCGGAAGCAAACTATACGAATGTAATTAGCAAGAACTGCGATCAGATCATTCATAGTGACTTAAGAGAGACATTTAATCGTCTTAAATTACATCTTGTCGTATTATGCGAACAGCCGGAAGCTGCCAATATTAATAAGGATAGTTTTACGTCTCCTGGCTATTCAGAGATTCTTGAAAATTACATCATAACCGGCTATGCAAACGATAGTGTCGACAGTGTTTCTGGAATTACTATTATGGGAGCTAAATTACTTCAGTCTGGCAAGGTTGTTGATCTGAAAATCTTCGTTCCTCTTCTTGATGCAGACTATCCTTACTATGAAGAATTGAGCATTGATGCGGCAGCTTGTGATGCGGAAGTTGAGAGTTATCTGTTTGAAGAGAAATGGGGAGTCAGACAGGAACGTCTTGATTTTGATACAGACGAACCGGAAGAAGCCGTTATAATTGAAGATAAACCTAAAAAAAGAGGGCGAAAGAAGCAAATAGAAGCTCCAGCTCCTTTAGATGCAACTGCATAACACCAATCACTATAGGGGGATAATTCCCCCTACAAAATACTCTAAATCATGAATATCGAATTAAAAGGAGATAATTTTGAATTATCTTTCAAGTATAAACCTTCTATCGTAGATCGGATCAGGCAGATTCCTGGAAGACGTTTTGACGGTACCCGAAAAGTTTGGATTATTCCGACTAGGAGTAGAGTTGATCTTGAAAGGATGATTTATCAAATACAGCAATTTGAGAATATAAACTGGCTTAGTGGCAATGAAAAAAGGGAAGAAGAAGCTGTTTACGATATTCCGGAACTTCCGGAGCTGGTCATTCCTCATAATCTTAAAATTCAACCTTATCCTTATCAACTTAAAGGCATTGCTCGAGGATTAGAATTAAAACGGTTTATGAACTGTGATGAACCGGGACTCGGTAAGACATTGCAGAGTATTGCAACAATTAATATCGCTGGTGCTTTTCCTTGTCTTGTTATTTGTCCTTCTTCATTAAAAATAAACTGGCAACGGGAATGGGAGAAGTTTACGGATAAAAAAGCAATGGTACTCACAGATAAAGTACGTGATACATGGACCTTCTTTTATCAAACAGGAATGCATCAAGTCTTTATCGTAAACTATGAATCACTAAAGAAATACTTCGTACAACGTATAAAGAAAGCCGAAGGCTGGACGCTGCGCGATGTGGAATTTAGAAACTCAATCAATTTATTCAAGTCTGTTATCATTGATGAAAGCCATCGCTGTAAGTCTGCATCTACTCAACAGGCAAAGTTTTGCAAGGGTATTTGTACAGGTAAAGAATGGGTGATAGAGCTTACAGGAACACCGGTAGTAAATCGGCCTAAAGATTTGATTCCACAGCTGGCAATTCTAAACCGTATGGATGATTTCGGTGGCTACAAACCATTTGTTAACCGGTACTGCTCCGGACAAAGAGAAGCATCGAATTTGAAAGAATTGAACTTCAATTTATGGAAATATTGTATGTTTCGTCGTGAAAAGTCTCTCGTCCTTACAGATCTTCCAGATAAGATACGCCAGGTAAATACATGTGAAATTACTAATCGTAAGGAGTATATGGATGCAGAGCGTGATCTTATTATGTATCTACAGAAATATAAGGATGCCGACGATGAAAAGATTGAAAAGGCTCTGCGAGGGGAAGTCATGGTACGTATCAATATTCTACGGCAGATCTCCGCACGTGGAAAAGTACGCGATGTTATTGAATTTGTGAAAGACTTCCGAGAGAATGGAAAGAAGATAATTCTCTTTTGTTCGCTTCATGAAGTTGTAGATCAACTGAAACGTTACTTTCCCACTGCCGTATCTGTTACCGGTAGAGATTCGCAGGATGAGAAGCAAAGAGCGGTTGATGCCTTTCAGAACAATCCAAAAGCGGATATAATCATTTGCTCGATAAAAGCGGCTGGAGTTGGTTTAACGCTTACTGCATCAAGTAATGTCGCTTTTGTTGAATTCCCTTGGACGTATGCTGATTGCTGTCAGTGTGAAGACCGGGCACACCGTATCGGGCAAAAAGACTCTGTTACCTGTTACTACTTCCTTGGCCGGCGCACTATTGACGAAAAGGTTTATCGAATAATTCAAGAGAAGAAAAATATCGCTAATGCTGTAACAGGTTCTACCGAGGATATAGAAGAAAATATTGTCGATATGGTTGCTCGCATCTTTGATACTGATTATGATGATGAATAATTTAAGTCTGCAAAGATATGAATCTAATCAGGCTGAACTGGTGACCAAATGATTTCTCCATTGATATATCTGAAGTGTATTGAGGAACGGTTTGCAACCTTCTCTCCTGAAAAAGTAAATTCTTTATGAAAATTCTCACTTTCATGGTTAATGGTAATAACCAATGTATCATTTGTCGTGACTTTCTCTGTATTGATTTTATAAGATACAGATGTTTCAAGTCTACTTGAAGGGCGGATTGTTCTATTACGATATATTGTTGACATATATTTGTTTTTTTGCAAATATAATAATAATAAACTAATAAGCCTTGGGCGGCTTTATAAAACCCAATATTAGAAAGTATGAATAAACTTGGAATTTTGGCGGCTATCGTATTTGTCGCAATTGTTATGGGATGTTTTGTTACCATCCCTTATTATAACGTTTGGCAGCAAGAAATGTCTGGAAAGGCTGAATTCGCTAAAGCAGAACAAAACCGTAAAATAAAGATTGAAGAAGCTAAAGCTAATCTGGAAGCTGAAAAACTGAATGCCCAAGCTGAAATCGAACGTGCCAAAGGTGCTGCCGAAGCGATTAAAATTGAAAATGGAAGTATTACTCCTGCATATATCCAATATTTGTGGGTACGTCAACAAAGCAATCTGAATGATAAAACTGTGATATACATACCAACGGAAACAAACCTTCCTGTTTTGGAAGCGTCGAGAAATAAATAATAAATCTGCTATGCGGTATATTCTTGTTTACCGCATAGTTCAAATCAGAACAATAACGATTCTACTTATTGTGCCCCGGAGCATAATATCTCGCAGACTTACTGCCTGTCACTTTCTTTATTTGTCCTGGAGGAATTGTTTTATCCTTATGTGGGTGAACCCTCACCGACATACATGAAGTAATGTTAAGGCATAATGATATGCAGAATAACGTAAGTAGTAATTTGGTTCTCATATAATCTATTTTTTAATTAAACAAGTAGCAACAAAAAAAGTTTGGAACAATGAAAGCAATAACAATAAAACAACCATGGGCCTCTTTGATAGTCCACGGTATCAAGGATATTGAGAACCGGAGTTGGCGAACAAATTTCCGTGGACGTGTCCTTATTCATGCTTCCGGTTCCCATGGTAGAAAGTTTAGCGTTGACCTAACTGATGCGCAGACAAAGGTAGCATTTGCTACAATAGCTAAAGAAACCATGTTTGGAAATATGCCTTTTGGCTCCATCATCGGCAGTGTGGAGATTGTAGACTGTGTGCAAAACCACCCATCCATTTGGGCGGATAAAAGTGTATATAACTGGGTGTTGGCTAATCCAATTCTCTTTGAAAAAACATTTGAGAACGTGAAAGGTAAGCTATCCTTTTGGGATTATTCCGGTTGCAACGAAGTAAAGATTGAGTGTCCGGAATGTGGCAGTATTGAGATGGCGGTCGAAGATTACACAACAGTTCCATTTAATACATTCATCCACAGTTGCAATAAGTGCGGGTATGTGATAATGGAGAGTGAGTGGAATAAGATTAACGAATAACTGAAATAGATATGAATAGCAAAAACAACAAGAATGAATCACTAATTGAATATATTGATAGTTTAATTAGCGAACTTAACATTGTGAGAAATCATGTGTTAAACAATGATTTGCAAACTGCAAGTGAATATACCGATGGCATAGTGACAGGAAGTGAAGAGTTGAGAGATAAGATTGATGAGAATGATGATTAAGTTATAACAACTTTCAAAACAAGAAAGAATTGAATGAAACGTCCACAGAGTAATGGATTATTCGAAGTTGCAGGAGGTCAAGAGAAAGAACGTGGCTTCTGCTGCATGAAACTGATAACTTTCCTCTCTGCTAATAATGTAACAGATTGGGATGAATGGCATGGAGCGCATCTTTCTGCTATGTCAGGGAGATGTCCCTATGCTTCGCAGTGCCCAATTCATGAGAGAACGATAGCAGTAGTAGGTAGAAGACCAATACAATTTAGCTTATTTTGAATAATGACTAAAGAAAAGTGCATTTTATGCGGAAAAGAAACGGTATCGGTTATTAAAACTGGTACCGTCTTTATGTGTTATAATTGTTATGCAGATCAGCGTAATCCTACGCGCTCTAAAGAAGTACATAATAACGAGGAAGCTCGAATACAAACAGAGTTCTTTAAACTTATTCCTCTATATTTCCCTAATATACCTGACAAACTTATATTTGCCGTTCCGAACGGTGGAAGCCGTCATATACGTGAAGCTGCTAACCTGAAACGTCAAGGAGTAAAGTCTGGTGTTTCTGATGTGATCGTACTTATTCCCAAAAAGGGTTTTGCTTCTCTTTGCATAGAGTTTAAAACGAGGGTAGGGAAACAGTCAGAAGAACAGAAAGAGTTTCAAAAACAAGCGGAATCATGCCGTAATAAGTATGTGGTAGTTCGAAGTGCATCACAGGCAATCGAAGAATTACGAAAATATCTTTCTTAATAGAATTGAAATTTGTAATACTGAAATTCCACAGATTGAAATAGCTTTTATATGATAGGGGAGAGGGCATCTATTTTTTATATCTTTGCTCTAAAATTACAAGTATGACATTTGAAGAAGCAGTATCATTAGTTGATAGGATAAAAGAGCAAGTTATCGGTGTACCTGTTAAAGGCCGTTTGATTGAATCTTTGTTCATTGGGCCTACAAACTGGAATGAAATGCATGTTTTTATGAATATCAGTTTGCAGAAAGGAGAGGATGAAGCTATCAGCGAGTTTATCGGAAAAAGTTTCTCCGTGTATGGCAGGTCAGTAACTTATATTAATCCTGACCTTCCTCGGTGGGATGTTACTGTGCTGGATGATTTGGAAAAAACTATTTATAATTGAAAGAGGTAGTTTATTCGGCTACCTCTTTTTTTACAGGCACCAAAGGAGAACAACTTTCTCGATTAACAACTATATCACGCATATTAGGCTTATTATTAAAATTACGAGATATATTTTTTATCATATCAATATAATTATCTGTCCCATCTTCGTACTGTCGATAAAAGACTTTAATAGATAGGCAGTTATCATGCTCAAATAAAGTATTTAATAATGTCCGATCAGAGTTTCCACAAGAATGCCCCATTATAAAGACCTGATATGGACCTAATGCAACAAACTCCAAAAGCTTTCTATAATTTCTTGTTTTATGGTATCGTATAGATTTGATATTCTCTAGGAAATCATTATTCTGTAATCTCTCTATTCTTTCATAATCATCATCCAGTTCATCACCGTATCCAAATATTATGGGATTATTCTCATTATTAAGCTCTCCATGAATATTAATAATCTCGTCATTTCCATTTTCAGCATATAATTTTTCTGCCGTTTTTGTATAATTAAAATTTAAAAGTAATGTATATGGCAGAAGATTCTTTTTAAAAGATTCATTGTTTATATTCTTTTTCACAAAATGCATTCGTTTTTCATCAACTGTATCCAATATATCATATACAAGATCATCATCTTCATCATAACTAAAATCAGAGTGCGTATCCATATATGCAAAAATAGAATCAACAAACGCAACTTGTTTACAAGTGGCAATTTCATCAAATTCAACATAACTTGAGAAAGCATCTTTTATTGACTGGTGTACATTTACTTCTGTACTTTTAGTGACTTTGGTCAGGTAATCCTCTAAAAGTCCTTTTACATCATCAAAGTCTTTGTTTAATGTTCGAATACTTTCGCTTTGCTTTTGGGGATTTTCTTCTTGAAGTAGTTCTTTTAATGCAGTATAATATTCATTTTCGATATCTACCCAATTAACGAGAGAACATTGACGAGATATACGTTCAAAAAATAGATTTTTAAACTTTAAATGAACTGTCACTGGTGCATTAGGAGCACTATTATACTCATTGATTAATGTACATAGTTTTCTAAAAGGACTATTTTCATTATATGAAAAACAAACTTTATTGGTTTCAGTTTTACCACATTCTTTTTCAATACACACAAAATTATCTTTGTAATTTTCAGGGATGTGTTTTGACCCTCCATAATGCTGGTCTAACCACTGCCAGTATCTACCATACACCTGTTCTTCAACAACCGCCCAATAGTCATTAATAAAATCCTGATATCCAGTCTTTAAATTGTGAGCTAAATCAAAACCGTTACCAATAATTATAATTCTATTCATACTGGAGACTTATTTAAGTTAATAACAAAAATATCATAATTCAAGAACGAAGTTATGATCGCATTTATTTCCCATATTATATTTTTAAACATTCAATATTATTATTGTTTACAAAATCTTCAAACTCACCTTTCAATTCCCTACTCAATTTTAATTCGCTATTCCAAAGAGGTAATCTTTTATTTTGTATAACAGACTCCAATATTAAACAGTATTCTACTAGTAACGGATTGTCATTTTCTGTATTATACCAACATATTTCCAATTCGCAGATAGATAGCGCACGCATTTTTTCAGGCCACAGTTTCCATCTAGGAGTCTTTTGCTGCTTCCCAATTATTCGTCTTTTTAGTCCTCCTTTGCGATGCACTGTCTTCCCATTTTCTATATGCCCTGAACTTCCGATATAAACTGGAACCTTCGTCCCTTTAAAATAGCCATATACAATATACACTCCACAACAATCATCAGGAATTTGAGCCTTCTCACATTCTCTATTCAAATTGTCATCAATTGTGAATTTTAAACATCCCTGTTTATTATAGCGATTTAATAAATCAAACATACCTTTCCAAATGTTTTTTTATTATTTTTGCCATCTCCTTTAACATATCATCCTTTACATCCGCACTTAGCTGACGAGTGTGGATTACAAGTTTTCTACCACTGGCATCATGATGAGTATAAAACCAATTCCCTTTATTAAACAAAAATCTACCGACATCATCACCATCATAAGTGACACCAAAAATCTTATCTATCTCGCGAATATTGTCATTATTCTGAATATAATTAGAACATGCTAATATAATCACAGGAAAACTTTGAATAAAGGAGGATACCTGGAATAATTCTTTCCGTGAGGAAATTCCACTTTTATCGGCTTGAGCAGTTCGGAGACTAGGGGTATCATTTATCTCGGTAGTAAATATTTGAGTTGGGAAATCAACATACCGATTGTGAAACCCTTCGCTGTCATAGATATAATCTTTTAATCTCTGATACTTGCTCCAAGTATTTACACCCCACCTTTTTGCTACGTTAACATCTTGTTCTACTTTATGACATAACTCCATAATTGTATCATTACTAACATGATTATCCCACATAGATGCATTGCTGTTATAAGACTCATCAGGTTCTTCCATTGCAGACTCTTTACCCACTATTAGTATTTTAGAGTTAGGGTTTCCCCAACCAACATATTTACCATTTTGATTACAGTAATTTACAAACTCCTTAAATTCATCTAAGTATTCCATAGTATATCAATTTTATTTGGACAAATATATATGATTATTTTATATACGACAAATAATAATTAAAAAGCCCCGACTACACTTAGTCGAGGCTCATTCCTTTTGGAGTAAATAGCGTATTGTCTCTCGCTTTCGAAAATTAGCAACTTTTCCGTAAAGGGATGATACAACAGACATTCACGTCTGTACACAAATATAATAATTATACCGAATCAGTAAGACGCGAGGCTAAATATCCTATAATACAAAATACTCATCATTCCTCTTTCTTCGTATTTTCCTTTAGATCCTCAGCAATTGAAGTTAAATTCATTGTTGGAATATTGACAGCATCAATCCCTGATAATACTGTTAATGAAGAAACATATGCTCTAACATAAGGAAATATTATTGCTGGAGCATTTTTATAAAACATATCACTTAACGTTTTCTGAGTAATATCTGAAGAAAATTCATACGTGGCAACTACTTGCACAAAAATCTTTAATGCTTTATTTTCGTCTACAATCTTTGTAATCAATGTCAATTCAAACAGATTGTCTTTTTTAATAAGCCCTTTAACATCAAAACCAATATTTCGCTCTGAACTGACTTCCTCTCCATTATAATCAAATATGGATTTATCAATTACATAATTTTTAAGTCTAAACTTAGACACAATCGCTTTTCTTTCCATTTTCTTATTATTTAAGCGGCCAAATCAAAATTGTAATTATCCCACTTCTTACAAGTTGCAAAGATACCAGATTCTATTTTCTTAAAATTATCATCCTTAAAATCAAGAATATAATCCTCTAAGTCAAGAATAAAGCTGTCATCTTTAATCCATTCAATATTTTTTTGTCTAACTTGCCCAATAACAACTGCATTTTCTGAGCATCTATAAAATTCTGTTCCATTTGAGAATATTACAGACTCATTAAACTTTTGCTCAAAATCACAAGAAAAGTTATACTCTTCATTAGCATATTCTTCACTTCGTTCTATAGAATTTGCTGGGAGAACTTCAATACAATATGCAAGTAATTTATGAGAATATTCATAACGAAAAGTAATCCAATCAAACTTGGCTATCATTTCATTGAGCCATGCAGCAATGTATTCTTTTTCATTCATAAAACAAACTCCTTTTTTATTTTTTTTATTAGCGCATCAGCCTGTTCATACATCCCAAGACTATCAACATCCTCAATTTCATCTTCTAAGTAATCAGCTTTCCTTCTAAGGGCCTTGGCTGCATCAAATGATCTTTTAATTGATTCTTTAGTTTGGATACTCCTTAATTGATATAATATCTCATCTCGAATATATATATGACTGTCTTTATCCTTTGGCTCATTTTGCTTTTCATAACTAATATGGCACTTTTCGTTAAGTGCATATTTCATTATTTGCAATACAGCATAATAAGAGCAATGTACGCTAGAAGTAAACTTCTTATTATCATTAAGAAGTTTTGCGGCTTCTAAGTTCTCTTCTGACTTATACTTAATGAGACTCATTAATTAATAACAACTTCTACTGAAACTTTGTTTTAAACAGATTTATCGAATTAGCTTTATCGCTACTTTTGTTGCGACAAAGCTAAACATTTAATTTTTAAGAAACAAATTTGATTTTTCAAGGATATTTTGTACAAAACTTATACGCATGGATGATTGATTGATTGATTGATGAGTTAAAAACGACGTATAATCCTGTTATTCAAATAAGTACAGACTTTATTTATCCCTATAAATGAATAATATATTCACCTTGTTACTGACGTAGTGTTAATACATTTTTAACATAAAAACATCGCAATCATCGTTAATATTGATGCATTACTGTCACAAATGTGTAGCAAGAAATCAAAAAGCTTGTGATTCACAAAGATCTCTAATCAAGTGCTATTTTATTTTAGACCTATATACCATCCAACCAACAATAAACAAACCTATTATCCCTATATACGCTTTATCCTTATGTAAATCCCACCATGATAGTTCTACGACAGTTTCTTTTTGATTCAGCAAAACATTAACCTTATTACTAATAGTATCAAGTCGATTCGAGAATTGCTGCAAAGTAATGGATAATGTTTCATCAACTTCTGTACGTTCCTGATCCTGCTTGGATGCAGTAGTAGTACTTTCTTTGACCGGGTACTGTTTCCCGGTTGAATCCGGAAGCGATAAGTAAACTGTTTTATTCTCAATCTTTAGATCACTCAACTTGTCGGTAGTAACCTTCGTTTGCTTATTCACATCCAACCATAGTGATTCTATTAAGTTTTGCAGATACAAGAAATCCCCTGAATAGTCAATCTGCTTTTGTGTATCGATGTTACGAGAAGTTTTGCAAGATGACAACCATATTCCCGACATCAGGAATATGGTTATATAGATTAGCGTTTTCATGGTCGGATCACTGTATTACGAAGAAAATTAGAAAATTCACTCCTGACATCGAAGCAGGGACAAGCCTTGATATATTCTGCCGGCTCTACTTCACCACTGCCGTCCAGATCCGGCGAAGTATCACGGTGTCCGAGTACTTCAATTATAGGATATTCCTTACAGAGCTTCGCGACCAATTCGCGTAGTGCTGTCCTTTGAGCTGTAGTACGTGTATCTGCAGGTTTTCCAGATGCATCCAAACCTCCGATATAACAGATGCCAACACTATGCTTATTATACGAAGACTTTGAAAATCCTTTGGTATTACAATGCGCTCCGTCAATGCTTAACGGTCGTCCATTCTCAACCATTCCGTCAAGGTCAACAATGAAGTTATAACCGATTTGATTGAATCCCCGAGCCCGGTGCATCCGGTCAATATCTTTGGCTCGTAAATCCTGTCCGGCACGCGTGGCCGAACAATGGATGATAATTGCATCAATAGTTTTCATTTTGCGTCTCCTTTTTGTAAGTAGTTCGTTAAATAGGGGATGTTCTTTATAAACTCAACACTTAATACATAGTGCAAGAAAGCTACTACCTTATGGCCATTGCTAGAGTTGGGTAGAATTTCTTTGATATTCCTTAGAATGTTCACCCCATAGAAATAGAAAACGCTATACGTAATGAATGAAACACATTGTAGCGCACCTTCCGGATTTCCTTTGTGTTCACCAATAAAGTAGATGCAGCTAACCAAGGCAAAGAAAATAGTTGCTTCTACGATACACCTCCAAGCCTTTTTAAAAGAAAAACTCTCATGATTGATAAGGAGTGCAGTAAGTAGCCCGCAAATGAAATTGAGGGCAAATACAGCAATAAGACTTTTGATCTCCCCAGAAATAGGATTGAGATAAGCAGCTATGCCGGTAACCAATCCAATAAGTAAGTTTTTGAAATAATCCATATCATTTTTATCTAAAATATTAATACTTTATTTTAATACCTCGCTACAATCATCAATAGCTGTCTGAAATACTTGTTTCACTTCGCCAGAGGTTAGCCCATGATCCTCATGTAGCGAGAATCCAGTTACTCCATTTCGAGAAATATTGAAGAAGCCGACAGTCGTTTCATCTTTGACAATCTCGGCAGTAATATCTTTCACCGCTTCGGTACCACGGGTTGACATTCTGTACTTAATCCTGATAGCGTCCGTAACCTTAGTTGTGGCAGTACTGTTAGTTGATGTAATGTTCATTCTTTATCTCCTCCTTCAATTAGTTCATTAATTTGCCCGAAAGCACCTGCCGTAAAGACATCTGCACAAATCTCCTTTAAGAGAGTAGCGTCTTCTGTTGTAATCTCAAGTATTCCTCGGTTATTTATGATTTGTTGGAGCATATTGTAGGCACGTAGTTTTTTTGCCATATCCATACCTGATTGAGGATTCATACCGGCAGCATAAAGCGCTTCCGAAACCATATCACGAAGAAACTGCTTCTGTTCCTTGCCATTGACTATTTTAATGGCTTCCTTACCTCTAAAATCTATTAAAGGTTTGTTTAAATTTAATTTCATAATCATTAATATTAAGCGATTGATACTAATAGTCCTTTTCTGAACTTCATATTACTACCAAAATCAAAATCAATTCCTTGGTAATAGTTTATACTTCCATCTGAATTCCGGCTTGTAATACAACCAAAATTATCGGCAAGGCATAATTCACTCGATAAAGAACCTTTCACATAAACTCCTCCATCAAAAAAGCCGGCGTATGTTGTACTAGCCAGTGGGTAGCTTCTGTCTGATGCATTTAGATTTCTGGAAGCATAAATACAAGCTCCACCAAAATTGGAACCAATAGATGCGATCCCAAAACGTCCGTCTGTTTCTGCATTGAAAGTAACGTTAACAACGCCTTCTTTTGCCGTTCCAGAACCTAATTTCAAACTACGAGATGATCCGCCAAAATACCCTGAACGCGTCCAAACGAGACGTCCATTTTCGATAGTAAAACCACCTATGAACCCGGAGTCAGCATCTATCCTGCGAACCTTTATCAAATCAGTATTCAAATACCCGCCTACAACAATTGTAGTACCAAGTTTTGCATATTCGACTGCATCCTCAAATGCTAATTTACCCAATCCGTCTCGATCAATCTTGGAGTTAATCATTGTCTGCAGATCACTATGCAGTGCGGTGATTGTAACAGCACCTTCCAAATTAATTTTAGATGAGTGAATCGTCGTTTCACCTGCTGCCTGGTTAATATAAGATATAAGCGTATTGCCGTTTTCCAATTCTTTAGAAGCATATATCTTATTACCGTCAGCTGTAGTAATCCAACCTGCAGTATCTATCCGCTGCGTCAGGCTGTCAACTCGAGTTACTTGTGCGGAGATTTGAGTATTGAGTACTTTCAAATCGGCTGTACACTCATCGGAATAGCTTTTCAGTTTGTCGTAAATAGCTTTGTTTGCTTCTTCAACAGCTGTATTAAAACTAGCTAAAGCAGAGTTGAATAGAGTAAACTTATCATCTACATTCTTTTTTTCCTCAATAGTCGTTTGTCCATCTGCAATAGCCGTATTTATTGTAGCAATAAGATTGTCAATTGCACCTGATAAAGAAACCTTGGCATTAAGTAAGGTTGTTTTAGCTGAACCTTCCAGATAGGTATTCACATATAATTTATTATATGTAGCTTCAACGGCAGATTTCGTATTTTTGACTGTATTCAAATACTTCTCTATCGCTTTCGCTTCTGCCCCGTCAATGATACCGTCCGCAAATGCGCCATCCACATAATCATGTAAGCCATCGACTGAATCGGCAGCGTCCTGCGCAGCTTTAGCAGCGTTCGCTGCATCCTCTAAAGCTTGTATTGCTTGTTGCAGTGCCTCGTCAGAATATTCCTTTAGTTTATCCTGTATTGCCTTATTTGCTTCTTCAACAGCAGTATTAAAATCAGCATAGGCAGAATTAAAAAGAGTGAATTTACTATCCACGTCTTTCTTTTCTTCTGTTGTCGTGAATCCATCAGAAATTGCAGCATTGATAGCATTAATCAAGTTTTCAATACTTCCCATCAATGTAACCTTAGCATTGAGCAAACCAACCTTTGCAGAGCCGGATAAATAAACATTCGTGTAGAGTTTATTATAAGTTGCTTCGATAGCTTGTTTAGTGTTGTTGATCGTATTGATATACTTTTCAATAGCTTTTGCCTCTGCTTCGTCTATAAGACCGTCAGCGAAGGCTCCATCTACATAGTTATGAAGTCCTTCCACTGAATCGGCAGCATCTTTGGCCGCTTTAGCTGCATCCTTTATTTCCTGATGGGCAGCTTCCCATTCAGACAGATTTTCCAATCCGGAAGAACCTGCTTTTATTTGAATGTTACCGCCTATCTCACTTTTTACCAGATCGAAATATGTATCACCGTCCGGCGAAAGGATTCTTTCTGTTGTTACGCGGCCTGGCAGAATTTCAGTAAATCCGTATAGCTGAACAAAACTTCTACTACCTTCATACTCGCTGTTAAGCACTCCGGTGAGTAAATGATAATATCCAGTTATCTGTTCCATTTTAATAGCTGTTTCACTCAAGAGGAATGTTCCGGCTTGATTCTCCTTGCCAACTTTAGCATATAGATAATATTTCTTTTCCGGGTCAATGAGTGCCGGAGAATTGTATTCAGCCATATCCCAGTACTTATATTCGTCTGCCTTATGTGAAGAAGAAAGAGAACTAATGCCGAGTGTTAAATGCTGAAGGATTCCTGCCGGAGCGTTCAGTATTCTTGTGCTGGCATTATAAGTAATATTGTGAGATACCTGAACTGGATTCGTTTTTGAATTGACAAAACGGAATTGCAGGCTTTCATCACCTACAAGCAGTTGCATGGTTGAAACGGTTATTGGATTGACAGAGCCGGAGAAGTTCAGCAGTGCATCTTCAAGCATGGACATCGTTTCCTTTGCATCCCGGAACCGACGCTTAGTAAACTGCAGGGCGTCCTTATGCTTGATATCTACCTCTACTTTGTTCGTCTCAATCTTATTCAGATCACTTGAAACAGATATACTGACTGGTTCGTTTGACAACTCTATTTCCGGAGAATATGGATTATTAATATAGCGCTTGATTCCGATCATGCGAATAAGAGAACCTTCCGGATGAAATTGCGTATCATAGAAATCAACATACCCTCCGAGTACTATTTTACCGCCTATCTCCAACCAGCGTTTTTTAGCCCAAATGCCGTCCAATGTCCCGGTAAATATGAATGCTTTATCTTCATGTTCATACAGGTATTTTGCTGCTTCCTTGAAAGCTTCCCAGCTCGCACCTGTTTGTGTGCTGTCATTACAGATATAAGCCTTCGGCAATTGCATTCCGAACACTGCGTATGTATCACCAACCTTCGGGCGCCAGACTTCCGGTTCCGGCATTGTTATCCCATCGATTTCTTGCGGAACAATTTCAAATCGACGTGCCTCTTTCTTGTCTTTCGCTTCATGGATATACTTTACTTCGAACTCCTTGCCTGTAAGCATGCCGGTTTGGAAAATGACAGTCATACTTTCTCCAGCTATGAGACAATCTTCGAAATTCAACTCTTCCGGGATGTCTTTATCTACAAAGTCAAAGAAGTTATTCTTCTTGTTCACTTCAATAACAGCACTGACAGTACCGACACGGGAAGGATAAATAGCTGTACAGTCCAGACTATCTTCCTTTGCTGTTGTAAGTTCTTTATCGGCACGCATGACACAAGTTCCATCCGCATCGGTCTTATAGATACGCGCCTTAGTAGAATCGAAGCCCTCTTCATTCTCAAATTTGATTCCATCAAATCGGATAGTCTTATTCTTTGGAAGTAACAGGTACTTAGATCCGTATGTAGAATAATCAATATTGCGATCTGTAGTTTCTACCAAAATTATTTCGGGTGGTATCTCCCCGGATTCGCGACCAACACCGACCTTAAAACCGTGGCCTTTACCATACGACAGTTTCAAAGGGTTCTCCTTGTTATACTCAACTTTACGCAGATGGATAGTCTTAATTTGGTTTCCTTCAACCGTTTCTTCAATGATCTGCCATTCTGTTTCATATAGTTCTGCAAGTTGATTGAAAGCATCAAGAATATAGGTGTGATTGTAGTTGATTACTTTTTCCGTTCCTTCAATGCAATCACCGACTTTCCAACCGGTACTCCGACGGTTCAGGTTTTCAACGAGTAGACGTAGGTGTTCATGTGGCTTGGCTGTATATGAGAATTTAATACTTCTGTCAACGGTATGACGTACTTTCCACAGCATAGCATCAGCCTCCCCAGTTTCCAGAATCAGAGTATATTCGAAGTTACGTTCACCGTTCTTCTTGAAATTGCTATCCCTCTTCAAAGAATAACGCTTCCCGTAGAAGTCACACCAAGAGCCGACCGGTATTTCCAAGTATCCCGGATGAGAAAAATACAAAGTGAGTGTATATTCTCCCATGATAGCTTCATAAGAGTAGCTTTCATCCTTTACTTCAATTTCTATTTCCTTATCACCATTATGCAAAGTTATCATATCACCAGATTTGAATTTATATTATAAAATATAAATACATAAGTGTAATGAACAGAGTGATTCATCTATTCAAAAAGATAGTATTCATTTTATCTATTGCGGGTCATTTTTTACATAAGTTCTCTCGGGACAAATGCAGCGTTGAAAGATTTTTCCAATGTTTCAACAAAAACATTCTCCCAAAATGGATACTATAAGTTGCCGGACGGGCTAATGATTCAATGGGGAAAAAGAGCTGGCGGTAGTTCATATCAGGGAACTATTACTTTGCCACTTTCTTTCTATAATGATTATTATTCATTGGCGTGTAGTGCTATCAAAGGTAATACAATTGACTTATCAAGTTGGGTTGTTAATTATTTAAAGAAAACCAAGTCTAGTTTCAACTATATATGTACTTATGCAGCAGAAGGAAACGGACAGTCTAACGCGGAATTTCATTGGATTGCAATAGGATGTTGGAAGTAGTATTCATTTTTTACATAAAAATAAATATGAACTGTTTTAGTAGAAAATTAAGAATTATTTTAGTGATTATTTTCTTGCAAAGTTCTCTCGGGACGAACGCCGCATTAAAAGATTTTTCCAATGTGTCAACAAAAAGCCTATCCCAGAACGGATATTATAAGCTACCAGATGGGCTAATGATTCAATGGGGATACGTAACTGGAGCAGCAACTATAAAAACAATTTATTTGAATAGTTCTTTTTTGAATAGCGATTATATTATATCAGGTATAGGAGTTTATTATAATACATCTGAATCTGTTGTAATAGCACCAATTCTTGTATCAAAAACGACATCTAGTATTAGAATGTGTATAAGATATAGTGCTGACAGTGGCGGGGGTGGGTATTCGCCGTGGCCGTATTATTGGTTTGCTGTTGGGCGCTGGAAATAATAAATTTATTCAAACACTAAATTTGATATGAACAATTTAAGTAGAAAAATAGTAGTTATAATCATAGGGCTTTTCTTGCAAAGTTCTCTCGGGACCAACGCAGCATTGAAAGATTTTTCCAATGTTGTTACAAGGAACCTCGGACAGAATGGATATTATAAACTGCCTGATGGCTTGATGATTCAATGGGGGAATTTAGCTTCTTCATACAGAAATAGGAGTATCTATTTACCCACATCTTTTTATGATAACAAATACATAGCAATAGTTGGGGTTTATGATAGTACAGTAGATAGTATTTCAGTTGTGTCATGTAAGATTAAGACGCAATATACAACTTATTTTGTTTTGGTTCCAGTTGCTACATATGGATCTGAATACTATGTTTATGCAACAGAAGGGATAAACTGGTTTGCAATTGGCCGTTGGAAGTAAAATAATTTAATACCGAAATAAAAATGATATACTTTAGTAGAAAATTGGTAGCCATTATTGTAGTCATTTTTGCGCAAAGTTCTCTCGGGACTACGTATGCTTTAGCTGATCTATCGAACGCAATGAGCGTAAACCTATCCTTGAACGGTTATGCAAAATTCAATAATGGATTACTTGTACAATGGGGCAGAGTTGGAGGTTCATCTACAGCTTCGTATAGTGTGACTATGCCTACATCTTTTTATAATACTGAATATAAAATATTTGCAACTGTATATAAGCCTAGTAGTGACTCCGCCGTATATTCATCATCTCCTTTGGCAATAAATAAAACAGTTAGTAGATTTTATTTGAATAGAAATTATGCAAGTGGGGGTACTACTGGATTATCACAAGAATCATGGGACTGGTTTGCGATCGGGCGTTGGAAATAACTAAAAAACAAATATTATGAAGTATTGGAAAAATGGATTCTACGATGAACCGGTAGACGGTTCAGTAGAAATAACGGATGAGCATTACAATCAGCTATTAGATGGGCAGTCTAACGGTTTACTGATAGCTGAAAGTAAGAATGGATACCCGATTTTGGTAGAATATGAGTACGACATTGAAGAAGTGCGAAAAATGAAAATATCTGAAATACAGATATTTGACAAATCGACCAATGTCAATTATTTTGAAATTGAAGGGGAAAGTATGTGGTTAGACAAATCCACACGTGTTGGATTATTTAACTCAATTTCGATTGAGAAAAATGCAGGGAAAACGCATACAATCCTGTGGTATGATGCAGTGAAGTATGTTATCCCTATACCTGACGCTTTAGCAATGTTGAATGCCTTAGAACTGTATGCGCTCAACTGCTACAATGTGACACAATCTCACATCGCAGCAGTCAGATCATTGCAGACTATTGAGGAAATCGAAAACTACGATTATACGATAGGTTATCCGGTAAAGTTGAGCTTTCTGGGATAACCAGTTTTGAAGTTGTATGCTTCGATTTCTTCTTTTGTTTCTAATTGATTGATAGCGTTGATATGCCTTTGTGTTGTGTCATAGCACGCAAGGGCATATAATTCTAGTTGTTGTAACATATAAATAGCCTTTTCGACAGGCAAAACAAACAGAGTATCACCCAGCCAGATATTTGTTTCAGATCGTCCGGATGCCTTTTCGATTGCAATAGAGTTCATAAGACCTACGCGAGTAGCTTTATTCCACCATCCATGCGTATTATCTATACAGAACTGATTCACCATGTCAGAGGAATCATATAGACTTAATTCATTGAGCTTGTGTGCTCTAATCTCTTCAATAGAGGGTTCATATATAGCTAAGATCGGATATCCCTTTTGGCTTTCAGCTATGAGTAGCCCGGCCGATTGTCCTACCAATAACTCCTGATAATGCTCTTCTGTAATTTCTACCGAACCATCTATAGGTTCATCGTAGAATCCTTGTTTCCAATACTTCATGATATTTGTTTTTAAATTATTTCCAGCGACCGATCGCAAACCATGTAAAATTCCAGCCAGTCCAAACGATAGCCGGAGTTGAATTTATTCCGCGAGTGAGAACTTTACAATATGATGTATATTTACCATTAAGGTCATACCCCGGAGCATATATAAAAGATTCACTTGTATTATTTACTGCTCCAGTGAAATAAATGTTATAATCAGTATTATAGAAAGTGGTAGGAAAATATAGACTAATTGCTCCCCCCGTTGCTCCAGCTCTTGTTCCCCATTGCATTAATAAGCCATTACTATATTTGACATATCCGTTTTGTCCTAAACTTTGACTATTTACTTGAATTGCATTAGTTCCGAGAGAACTTAGTAGCGTTTTTTCGTCTTGGGTCATAAACTTTCTTGACGTGCTTTCTTCAATCATTGATGCAGGATGAGAAGCCGGATGAGAGTAATTATTAGCTCCTGCCGCTATTCCGTCCAGTTTTTCCCGTTCCTCGTCCGTCATAAACCTGTGTGTGGCATCTTCATTTATTTCTGACGCTGCATGCTTATGCGAAGCAGGTGCATAATTACCAACCGGTTGATATACTCCTGAATGGTTATGGTTTCCTGCCGCTTTTCCATTCCAATTTGTTTTATCAGAATCTGTTACAAATCGGTGTGTAGCATCCTCGGTCACATCTGTTGCTGTATGCTTATGTGAAGACAGTGCATAATTACCTTTAGGTTGATATGCTGAATCGTGGTTATGATTACCTGCAGCTTTACCATTCCAAGTGCTTTTTTCTGCATCAGTAACAAAGCGGTGAGTACTATCCGGAGTAATATCCGTTGCTTCGTGTTTATGCGAACTCGCTGCATAACTTCCTGCTGGCTGATAGACCCCTGTATGAGTATGATTCGACGGGGATGCACCAACCTCGGAAGCTGTATAAGATGGTTTACTTGCAGCTTTCGCCCATGCAGGCACATCGCTTGCTGGCATAGAAGTTGGAAAATCACTTATTTCAGACTTCTTATGAGTATGCGCTTTAGGTGTACGTGCGTCACTTAGTCGACTATCATTTCCTTGGCAAACAGTTCCGGAAGTTGTGCCAAAGTTCTTATTGAAAGCTGTATTTTTTGAGAATACAGGTTCGTATATTCCTGCATGGTTATGTGTATCCAAAGCTGCTTTCAAAACCTTCCCTTGTTCGGCAGAAAGGACCTTGCCAGTACCACCACTTGTTAGGTTGTTGACAATATCGGAAACGTTGATTTTCTTCCCTAACTCTGTTGCCATGGTAGCGGCGAAGTTCGGATCATTATTAAGGGCATTAGCTAATTCAATAAGCGTGTCGAGGGCTTCCGGTGCTCCAGCTACAAGTGCATCCACTGCAGCTTTTACTTTAGCATCAACTCCAGAAACTGCGTTATTGGCGGCCTGTGCTGCCGCATTTGCGCTATCTGTGGCAGCTTTAGCAAGAGCTGTTTGCGCTACTGATGCGTTTTTGGCTGTATTAGCATCATCAGTAGCTTTTTTCGCTAAAGCTGTTTGGGCTTCCGATGCAACTTTGGCAGCGTTAGCCTCTTCTGTTGCTTGTTGGGTTTCTTCTTTGGCAGCATTAATACTTATAATTGCTGCGTTAGCGTCATTAGTAGCTTTCTTTGCAAGAGCAGTCTGTTCAACTGATGCGTTTTTGGCAGCATTTGCATCATTCGTAGCTTTTTTTACAAGTTCTAGTTGTGCGGTAGCATCTCCTGTAGCAGATGTCATTTCTTGTATAATACCGCTATACTCTGACTTACGTTGGGATTCGGCTTCTACACGTTCTGTTTCAGCAGAGACACGCCTAGTCTCATTTGAGGAACGAGTATCTTCTGCAGCTTTGCGGGTATCTTCATTTTGCTTTCTTTTATTTTCTTCGGATACCCGGGCTGTCTCCGCTGATTTACGTTCTGTTTCAGCGGACTTTCTTTTGTTTTCTTCTGATACTCGGGCTGTCTCCGCTGATTTACGGTCTGTTTCAGCAGATACGCGTTCAGATTCGACAGTAACGCGATTATCTTCGGCTGTCACACGTGCAGTTTCATTCGTTTCTCTCGTGGATTCGGCTTCTTTTCGTTCATCTTCGGCTGTTACGCGATCTGTTTCAGCTGTAGAACGTGTTGTTTCAGCCGCTTTTCGTTTGTCTTCTTCCTTCACACGTTCCGATTCTGCAGAAGAACGTCCTGTTTCAGCGGTCTTACGTGCATCTTCATTACTTTTACGTGCTTGTTCATCTGACACTCGTTTATTTTCTGTTTCAACGCGGCTAAGTTCTGCAGATACACGTTGCCCTTCAGCGGTCGCACGAGCTGCTTCCTCTGCTTTACGGGTATTCTCATTTATTATACGTACTGATTCTGCAGCTGACCGGGCTTGTTCTTCATTTGAACGATTTCTTTCAGCATCGATACGAGTAGCTTCATTGCGTTGTCTAGTATCTTCATTCGCTTCTATTTGGGTTCGGGAATCATCAGCCGCCTTTGCTGCGTCATTGGCCTTCTTTGTTGCTGCAACTACGTCATCATAGGCTTTCTTTATGAATTCAAGACTAACTTTTACACTTGTTTGTACGCCATTCACCATTTTAACGCCAATAGTGTACAATCCTACCATGCTATCAGCAAGCGTTAATTCGCTGATTTTTTTCTTTTTAATTGGCATAATTTTTTAAGTCAATATAAAATATTCCATCTTCTGTTATGATAAATTCTCCTGCTTCGGATGCAAGCAGGAAGTCTGTTTCTCCAATCCGGAAACTAGTAAATACAAGTTTCAAGGTAAATTCCCACCATACCCCATTATTAAGAAGAAAATTGTTTGTCTGGCAACTCTTATAATAGCAAGGATAGCTTTCACTCCACTCATCACAATAAAATATACGTTCAGCATCAGAATACTCATATCCTTCATCATCGACCTTAGCAGACAGTTTTGTGAGATCATAGAGTAGGGCATTGCGATTACGCCAGAACGCTTCAATCGTCCCGGCCCGCATCAGGCATTTGAGAGATACTTCTTTGGTTTGGAATTTCACAACTTCACCGTCATAGATTGCTCCATCTTGACGTTTGAAATTCTGCAATAGGTTCTTTTTTACTGCCGGAGTTTTCAATATCTCGGCATTACTACCTGGAAGAACTATTACGCCATAATCGGACAAATCTTTATTGTCTATTTCATAACCCTTTGGCATAGCGATAGAATTAACAGGGTCCTGATATTCATAATTTGCTTCATGAGGAAAATCGTTTGCAAAAACTATCTTCGCTATTTCAAGTCTAGGATAAATTGTATAGCTATTCTGTGATAACAAACGTAAACGATATGTTTTACCAAGAATCGGAAAACGGAAATTATGGTATCCCATATCGGAAAGGAGCGCTATTAATCCACCAAATCCCAAGTCATCTCTAAAGCCAAATTCTATACTAATTTCGCTTGTGTCGAGGGCAACCACAGAAAGATCAAATTCTTGTCCGTCTTCCTCCGGCCAGTCGTTTTTCTCCGGATCTTTCAAAGTAGGGAAGGCAACAAGATTATTGTAGCTCCCCTTTATAATTGAAATACCGTGTTTGGTATACATATCTAATTCATCTATTAGTAATTGTCCTTTCATCGCTTCAGTATTATGCCTTTTGTGTTTAATGTATCAATACCCAGCTTTATAGACTCTATGGCTTTTTCAATCGCTTCAAGCCGTGCTGTATGGCTGCTTATATCAGATAGATAAGTGATAACAATATCATTGTATTTCATTATTTCTCCCATATATTTATCCAAATTTGAAAGATATGCGAGTTTTTCCGCTATTTTATCCGAATTAGACTGGAGATGCTTTACACCTTCATTAATTGAATATGTATGAGAGATCATAACAGCAAAACTACCGTCTAGCTTATCTGCAGAGTCTTGCGACATAGAAGCAAATCCTTTCTTTGATGCCTCACGTTCTTCATCATCATCTTTGCCAAAACCATATATTTCTGATAATGCATCGCGTTTAGCTTTCATTTCATTGGCAATCTGTTGGCCTTCGGCTTTCAATGCATTATATTCATCCTCGGTCATACCATCATCCATTGCATTATATAGCTTTTCCCTCCATTCAATCAACCGGTCCATATAATCCTCCTTAAGCATGGAATTAAGAATGGCATTTCTCATATATTCTTCGAAGTTGTCTGCAAAATCAGCACTATCGGCGTCCATATCAGTAAGCAAGTCTTGGAAGTCAGAGCGGAGAGAACTGTAATCAATAAGAGTCGTATCAGCAATTTGTTGTTCTAATACTTCCGCAACCTTTGCGACACCATTTGCTATTTGATCGGCAAATTTTTGTGTATCGGAATCTAGTTGTGACCAAAATATACCTGCATTCTCCTGAAGCTTTGCAAGTTGATCATCTGTCAAATCAAATAGACCGGTCATACGTCCGCCCATTTTCTTTTTGAAATCATCAATAGACATTCCTAGTGTGTCCGCTGCTTGTTTCCAGCCTTCCCAAGACATATCTTCAACTTCATTATATCCCTTTGAGTGTGATTTTCCAGAAGCACCAGAATTTAGATACTGTTGTCCTAAAACCCTAGCATTTTCACTTTGCAATTTTACCATTTCAAGCGCTTTTTTATAGGCTGCATTGGCATTATCTCCCGTAAGAGTTTCTGCTAATTCCAGTTGCTTCTCGATTACTCTATCAAGAATACTGATATAAGACTCATACGTTTCTTTCGCTTTCTCGTATTTCTCCGTTGTATCGTCTTTTCCGAACAAATCAAAGATTTTCATTGCTACCTGCATTGCTGCGCCAATAATCGCAAGAATAACAGACGCTTTTTCAACTGTACTAATAGCGTTCGCTGATGTATTTGCTGCTGATTCAACGCCAGACATAGCAGTCATTGTAAATGCTCCGATATTACCAATCAAAGAGATAATTTCTCCAGCAGGTCCACCGATCGTTTTTCCAAGTTCATCTATTGTGTCCGCTAGTTCTGATATCTGTGCTCTGACTTCTTTCTCTGCCTTTTTAACTTGGTTGTCTTTCTTGACAACCTTATCTTTTGCTGCGTTGTAGTTTTCAGTTTTCTTTTTAACTTGCTCCAAGGCCTGCGCTTCGGATAAATAGGCTTTAGTCGATTCTATTTTACCTGTTTCCGGATTGTATTTAGAGGATTTGATCCCATTCTCAAATTTAGCACCTCCTTTCACAGCCTCGGCTTTTATCCGAGCATTTTCTAACTCGATTTGCGCATTGGCTAGCTCTTCTTCAGCTTCCGCTAGTTCTTTCTTCTTATCAGATAATGACTGAAACGGATTACGGGAATCCAATTCGTCCATGATGGATTGAATTGTACTCGTATATTCGCGAAGTTGATCAGGAGATAGAACTTGTGCCGCTGTACTCTTTGCATTCTCTAATTGCGTTAAAAGGGAATTAAGAGTTTCGGAAGAAGTTTCTTTCAAGTTTTCGAAGGCGCGAACATATTCTGGGGATTCTTTCAACTTATCGTAGTCCAGTTTCATTAACTCCATTCCCTTATTTTTCGTTGCTTGAGCAATGGAACGGTCTATCTGTTCTACCTGATTTGTATCTCCATTCTTCGTAGCTTGTTTACGCTGTTCCTGTAACGTTGCAATATCCTCATTAAATTTTCGTTCAATCGCAAGACGCTGGTCTGTATAATCCTGATACTGATTTAACAGGTCAGATAAATCATCTCCGCGATCAAACTTTGTATTGGTAGCGGTTGTAGCTTCTTTTGCTATATTATCGAATGAAGCAAACAGTTTTTTCGTAGATTCTGAATTGATGAAAACATCTGCATTAAAAACCTTCTTTTTATTTTGAGGATTGATTTCAAAAGCAGCTCGTGCATCTTCTATTACTTTCCGTTTCTTATCCTCGGTTTCGCGCTTAATAGCCTGTAATTCTAGCCGATGATTGAGTGCTCTTTGCCTTAGAACCTTTTCACTGCTTTCTTTAAGTTTATTGATTTCAATCTGTTCAAGTTCATTTGCTGAATCTTCTTTCATTCGTTCCTGGTCAAACTTCTGTTTCTCTAACAGGAGTTTATATTTTTCTTGTTCTTCACGTAATTTTTGTGCCTTATCATCTTGCTTGGAAAATGAATCATAAACTTTTAATTCTTTCTCTGCTTCTTTTAGCTTTTTGATATTTTCTTTGTAGGCAGTAACGACAGTAGTATCAATCCCTTTGAAATTTCCAGCATCCATCAATTTCTTTTGAGCCGAAGCTATTGAATCTAGTGCTTTCGTTGCATCATCTTTTTGCTTGGTCCAAAAGGCTTTATTTTGAATCTCCGCCTTTTTATTTTCTTTTTTATCTTCTTCTTTCGCTTGTTTTTGAATCTTTGCAATATTATCTACAACCTTTTGAGCTGCATCAACTTCTATTTTAGCCCTGCCAAGTTGTATGTCATATTGTCCGGAATAAGTTCCACGTTTTGAATCTTCAGCAATTAAAGACTGAATTGAGTCATAATTACGTTGAGCCATAATCAATTTGGTTTGTGCTCCAATTCGTGCACGTCTCTGAACTTCTTCTGCGATCATCTTATTTAAAGAAAGGATATCCATCAATTTAAGTTTTTCAATATCCATATTCTTAAAAATATTTGGCATAATGCTTTGAAGCTTATTATATGCTATGACTTTCTCATAATTTGCAGAAGTCTCATCGCGTATCGTTGAAAGTAAATCTGTAGCACTTTTTTTCAAATTATCAGCTTGTTCGGTATATGCTTTGCATGCTTCATTATATTTTCTCTGTACTTTTTCAGCTTCTGTCTCAACCGTTACCACATGGTATATTGCGTAACCGAGCGTTGCAAATGCAGCGGCAGCCAGCACATAAGGGTTGGTTAGCATCGCTGCTGCATTTTTTAATTGTGCAATCGTTTGGGCTTTGAGAGCTTTTGTCAATAAAACACGTGCAGATGTGTTTTTGGCAATCATTGCAGCTTCAACGGCATACATGCCTTTAGTCAATACCAAGTTAGCCGCTTCAACAGTCCGCTGCTTGTTAACAATAGCTGTAACTGTTGCATGTACTTGTTTAGCGGTACTTACAGCCAAAATACTTCCTTTATATCCAGCGAGAGCCGTAGTAACGGTAATTATTAGGGCACCAATAGTTTTTAATGATTCCTGTGCATTTCCATTATCAAATGCCTTATTTATTGATTGTGCGGCACTTGATATTTGTTTTAAAATCTCTTTTCCAAGGGGACGAAGGGTAGCTGTTATATTATTTCCAAGTAGTTTCATTTGATTTTCGGCAGATGAAGCCATTTCTTTAAAGGCTGCTTCTGCTGCACCGGCAGAATTATTAACTTCGTCTAGATCGGAAGCTGCTTCCTTGGCCTTTTCACCAGTAAGCATTAAAGCGGCTTGGAGTGCTTCATCGGTACCCAACAATTCTTTCATTTTGGTTGATGAACCACCTGCTTTGTCATAAATAAGTTGTAATGCTTCTTGGAAAGTACGTCCTTTGAATGCAGCGTCTCCCAACTGGTTGGCTGTACCTAAGATAGCAGCACGTATTTTCGTCATTGCTTCCGAAGTGGGAACACCTTGTTTGGTGATTGATGCTACTGCGCCCAGGACTTCTTTTATATCAATGCCAAATGATGCAGCAATAGGTGCTGCTTGGGCTATACTTTTGCCTAGTTGACCAAAATCAGTCTTACCTAATCGAACGGTGGTAAATAACTGGTCCGAAACTTCCTGGGCTTTAGAAGCATCCAATTTATAAGCATTTAGAACTGTTGTAATAGCATCAGCTGCAGTAGCAGTATCGGTTACTCCACCAACAGCAGCTTTTGCGGATGCTTCCAACACTTTCATTCCGTTGGCTCCGTCATGTCCGGCAGATACGATCTGATAGAGAGCTTTGGCTGCTTCGTTTGCTTCAACGGGAATAGTACGAGTTATCTCCATAACTTGATTCATGTAATCCGTTAAGCTGCCTTTAATTCCATTTGAAAGAGTAGCAACTTCTTTCATGCTTTGTTGAAACTGTTTTTCAAAGTCGTATGCACCTTTGGCAGCTCTGGCAAATGCGATACCTGCACTAATGCCGATCCCACCGAATACATCGAAAGCGGTAATTTCACTGGCCATTGCCTTAATGATTCCCATCGCTTCCTGACGCCCGGAATATAGTCCTGAATTATCTATGCCTGTTGCGAAATACAACGCTCCATCTTTGTTCTGAATACTCATATAGCATTTATTCTTAAAATATAAAGAGGAGCCAAAATTTGGCTATTTCAAGAAGAATAAGCATCTTTGCAGTGTTCTAAGACCAAGGAACAGTTTTTATAAATGCTTTGGGGAGTTGATAAGCCAAGAAATACAATATAAGGCTATCAATTCCCTTTGCTACATAGTCCCAAAGCATTTGAAAGATTATGTTCCTTGGTCGGAATAAAAGGGGAGAGATAGCCTTTTTCTATAATATATAAATCACTATTCATTAGCGCCATGACCAAGGAAAATGAAAACGTATCCATAGCGAATAAAAGTAGCTATACGGAAGAAGAGATTAAAGCTGCCTACGAGAAAGGGAAGAGTGAAGGAAGAATTGAAGGGATGCTCTCTTATCAGAAAAGATTGATTAAAAATCTACAGCAGGATAATGCTTCTCTCAATCAGATGCTTCAAGAAATGAAAAAATAATCCCCTGTATCTTCACAGACACAAGGGACCAAAAACAACTCTAAATCAATTTAATAAAAAAACAGTTAACCTAATATATAAACACAATGGCAAATTACTTTATCTTTTGACCTTCCCGTTAATATCATAATATCTTTTCATCCGGATCTTTTCGTTTGGATTATCAAAACTTGGTAGTTCTATCCATTCATAGTCTCGTCCTTCGACTTCTCCGTCCTCATCTGTCGTTTTATTTCGCTCCCTCATTACAAAGGAGTACTCCTGAAGCAATATCTCTATTAATCCATAGCTACTATCCAGCGTCTCATTAAAAGTCAATCCTAGAGCTTCTTTTACAATAACTAAGAATCTACTTTGGTTGTATCCTTCCAGCTTTGTAGATTTTTCCGAGCGGCTATTATCTCCGTCTCTCGCAATGGGCTCACGTTCCGAAGCATCGTGATAGAGGTACAAAAAGGGTGATATCCTATTCGATATATAATTGCATTGAATAATATGCGTATATCTTCCCATGTGGAATTGTCTGCAAGAGCTTGTTTAAACCATTTTGGCGGATCACTTGGCTTATTATGAATACCTAAGCATACGATATCAAGAAGCAGTTCTCCGTACTTATCCATAATTTTGGGAAAATCTTCTGGCAGCTCTCCCTTTTTTACAATCATCCTATCAATATCTTCTTTTTCAATTTCAAGAAGAAGCGGACGAATTCTAAACCATGTCCGGACGGTAATTGGTTTTATTACAATACTATTACCTGGGTCCTTTCCATTAGGAATAGAATCTCGGTTAGAGAAATCAAATGGGATTCTTACAGGTTGTTCTGTAACAGAATCAGATTCTTGTTGGAATAAGTTTTTTATACTCATAAGTTTCATCAAGGAGCCTAGTCAGTTGTACTTCCTGACAATATATCCAGTTATTCGCGACTAACCTTTAATACTTTCGGCTCCATCCTTCAAATAGTTTGTTCCTGTGAGTGGATTCGAACCACCGGTCTCTACTAATGTAGTGCTTTAACCAACTAAGCTACACAGGAAACCATTTTTACTCTACTACTTCTTCGCCTTCGGGATTTGCTGGATTTGCCGGGGCTTCTCCGCTTTCAGACACGCTTATAACTTCACGCATAAAAGCAGCCTTTTTTTCTCCGGAAGCTGTAATAGCTGCCTGCATATATACACGTACAAGTAACAACTCCGCTTGCTCGGAACCGGGAGCTTGTGAGATCTTAGAAGTAATCTTACCATTAACAACGGTATAAACTACCTTTTTACCGTTTTTGGGTAATGTTTCGCACTGGAATGTCTTTGAGATAGAAGGAACGTTGATTGGTTTCTTCCAGATGTTTTTTCCGTCAGCTGTATCAATCTCACCACCTGCCAACTCTTTAAGTACTTCGTTAGAAGGAGTAGGAATAGAGAGTTCGATGTAATCTGTTGTATCTTTTACAAATTCAACATACAAAGGTTCATCGCTTCCTTCCGTCTCGACTTTTACTTCTTTAGGATCCGCAAAGTTGAATACTACACTTCCTTTTGTCGGAAGAGGAAATTCTTTGAGGTCCGTTCCCGGAACACCGTCTCCGACTGCTCCAAATTTAATTTTACCTACGCCCATAGCGATAGGTCTTACTTCTCCTGCCATAATTATTGATCTATTAAAATTTCTAATCTAATATTTGTACAAGCGAATTTCTCTTTCAAGTCCGGCATTGGAACACTCCAGAGAACTGTCACTTCTTTACATACACCGTCATTACTATTGATTGAATCAAGCGATTTCCTTACCTTACGCTTTAATTCTTTCATTCGTTGACGTTTTAACATACCATTTTCATCACTCCAAGGAACAAAGATGTTGATATTAACAGGCACTTTATTGATGAAGTCGAGCTCATTCAATTGCAGATGATTGATAACGATGTGTTCATTAGTAAAGCCGGCTTCCGACTTATCCTTGTAAATCATAATATCGATGTCCGCAGCGGAAACAGCATCGTAAACTATATCAACAGCATCAAACTCGTCCATAATTAAATCTTGTTAAAAATTGACTTCAATGTATCTCTCAGGTATTTCTCACATTGCGTATTAGCTCCTGAAACGACTTCATATCCTTTAGCTTCCACGGCTGCCGCATATTCCATTCCCGCAACACCGACCAATACATAACCGCCGGTATACGATAGTGAGACTTCTTCTGCAAGCCTACGACCTTTGTACTTACCGGTTGTCTTATCAGTCCCTTTGTCACCCTCCTTAAAGTTTTCTGTAACCACTTCGCCGTCTTTGGCTATTATATATCCAATAGAGCTTCGAAGATTGCCAGTTTGGTCTTTATATGAACCGCTCCGGCGGGCTACTTCGATAAACTTTTCACCTCCTGCCTGCAGGAATACAAGCATCTTATCTTCTGCTTTACTTTGAAAGCGATCAAACCATTTTTCCAATTCATCATAAGTGAATAGGGGAGTCATACCGTTTCTCATACGTTGATAATTGAATGTGATTGATAAGGTTCCCAACAGATCACTGGTACATCAATACCCTTTGATTCGACTTTCAAACGCAAAAACTTACTACCGGTCGGTGGCTGCATTTTGGTATAGAAATAGCCATGTATTTGCGCTTCATCACCAGCAGAATTACGTTTATAGACAACAGTACCATCACTTACAGGATCATAACGTCCGGGAACGGATATTTCAATCGGTTTCCCCGGAACCCATTCACCGTTTACTGTCTTTCCGTTAACGTCGATAGTGACTATCGCTGTATGTGGATATCGTTTTACCATCTGTTACCAGCCTTTCCTTTGATAATTATTCGTTTCCCGAGTTTACCGGCTTTCTCCGGCTCCCCGTTTTCTATATACAGTTGTTTTGCAGTCTGGATATAGAAAGAACGGGGATGAGTGATAGAAAGCTTATTCTCACTGAAATCCTGTGAGTTTACTAACATGGCGTACGTATCAGCGACACAAAGACCAACTTGCTTCATGTTTTCAGTAGTACATTCCGCTTCGGGGTTGATGCCCCGCTTAACGAAGACTACCTTATCTAAGAAGCTTTCCATATCCTCAATAGAAGGATATTCCAGTATTGTTTCTCTGATTGTTGCCATATAGTTTACTCTTCATCTGTTTTTTCAGTATCTTCACCTTCTTCCCATGCTTGGCCATCAGTTTTCATGATGTACATTGCATCAGGATCATTAATTACAGGAATTGCGTTGGCTTCCGCTTTAGTCCACTCCTTGAACGGTTCCAGTTCAGACCACTTGCTGATGAAAACAAAGTCTTTTTTCAGCGTTGTAGCTTTCTTCTTGTATTCAACAGAATGTTCCGCTGCGATAGGACCATGCTGAATGTCGCCACACTGTAAATCTTCCAGGAAACAAATATTAGCGGATTCCCATGGATTTACAGTAGTACGTTTATGAGAAGCATCCTCAATACGAACAGACGGACTTACAAGAACAATCTGGACACCTTCCGTATTCTCTTGGGCAGCAAGGTATTCATTGATAACCTTTTTGGAGATAGTCAGTTTTTCTTTCTGATTGATCCAGCCTTTTACCTTTTCAATAACAGCCTTTTGCTTCTTCAATAGAGCAAATCTGTCTTTGCGCATTACTACGTATTTGATAGTAACACCTTCGGCAGAAGCGGCAACCACAGTGTCCTCAATATCCTGCAAGCCGTCGGCCGTTGTAGACTTAGACCAATCCACAGCAGCAACTTTCTTGTTTTCATTAGGCATACCACAGCCTACAAATTCTTCGGTAACAATGCCATTGTTATTGCTTGAATTGAGAATGAAGCCACCTTTAGACATCAATTGCATACACCACCATTCGAAACGGCCACGAACAGCGTTATATACGAAGTCTTGATCTTTAAAAGCAAGGTCCAGAATTGATTTCAAGTCTGCATCACCTTCACAATCCCGGCTAAGTTGCTGGTATTCGTTCCAGTCGCTTTCGTTCATACCGCGTTTTACTGCAGTCTTAGGGATATCACCTGACATCTTGCCGATAACTTCACGTTTCTTTTGCGGTGCGGAAGAATCGAATGAAATAACATCAGCGATAACCGGTGCACCTTTTTCGCCAGTAAGAGTTTCCCATTTCAGAGAGTTCTTCTGTTTTACACCAAAGAAATTAGGGAAGAATACCGGCTTAACTTTACGCGAGTTAAGACGGGCACCCATATTCTTACGGTTCACTTGTTTAATTAAACTTCTTTCCATACATAATTATGAATTAATGGATTACACAAAACGGATAAAATGAAGCAATGCCTTCATTGCTTCGTCAATAGGGTAGGGCATTACTGCCTCATTTACAGTACCACGTACCAGAAGTCCTGATTGCTGGTTAGCAACCGTTACATCAACCTTGTTCATTGTAATAACTTCTGGTACATATTTGAACTTGGCGGCTTTGGCATCAGCTTTGGCAGTAACAAGAACTAATACATTACCTATCTCTGCAGCTCCAATTGGTCCAGCAAGGGTTATCGTATCGTAGCCTGGGTTGGTCTTGTCGATTGCAGAGATTACATCAGCAGCTCCAGTTAAGGCACCACCAACAGTAACAGCCTCTCCAACTTTAAACACATGATTCTTTGCTATCTGAATAGTTACTGCATCAGCATCCGCAACAGCCGTAATTCTTCCGGTCTTAACAGTATGATAAAGACCGTTAGCATCCTTACCTACCATAACAAGCGGAGGAAGTTCATCAATGATTCCCTTCAGTTCCGCACGGGCAATAGTACCACCGCCCTGAATGTCCTCAATAATCTTTTCGATTCCGGGAGCATACTGAAATTCTTTTTGTTTTTTTCTGAACATAGCTTTTAATTATTAGTTATTATTCATCGAGGCCAAGACTGGCAGTTCCATTATTTGAGTTTTCTTCGTCTTCCATAAGTTCTAGCCATTCTTTTTCAGAACGTTCTTTGGGCTTGTAGGAATTAGGCTTGTAACCGCCACCGGCGACCTCGTCATCTATTACCGACTGTCTGATTTCAGCGTATTCTTCTTGCAACTCTTTAATCTGATCTTCAACAGAAGTTTCAGAATTGACATCAATACGGTTAAACCACTTTTCAGGGAGTTTTGCATCTGCAAATAGTGTTCTGGCTGATGCCTGTTTCGTGGAAGTTGTGACTGTTGATACGACAGAAGATACCGATGCGGTCAACTCGGAGATTTGCTTCTGTTGGGCTTTCAATAGCTTAACTACAGATGCGGGCAAATCTTCGAAGTCTTCATCATCGTCTTCTTCATCATCGTCTTCGGATTTTACTGTTTTCTTAGTCTTTTTAGCCGATTTGATAGGTTTACCATCCTTTAAACCATTGTTCTTTTCATACTCGGCAATAGCATCCTTTTTCGCTTTTTCTATTGAGGATGTGTTTTCAAGATCAGGAAGAATATTGTCTTTGAACAAGGCAATATAAGTATCAATATCCTCCTCCTTTTCGATTTTGAAGAGTTTCTGAACCTTTACAGCGTATTTTTCGTTTACACCTGCGGCTTTCAAGCCCTTTTTAATAGCATCAATGATTGTCATAACGATTTTCTATTAAAATATAAGGGGAGTAAATTTTTCCTGCTTATATATTTTATTCCGGAATCAATGACTATATTTGCAACATGGATAATAAGAAGAAAGAATATAGAAAGAAAGCTAAAGAACTCGCTCTTCAAAATGGATTCGATCAAGTTTCCTATTATGGAGAATGGAACGGCTATTTAGCATATACAGTATCCCGGAAAGAAGATGCAGGATGTTGTATTGGTTATCCTCGCTTTATCCTTGTTAAAGATAGTGTTGCTACGTTAGCACCATATACTCAATCAGAAGATATAATGGGAATGACTTCCATGTCTAAAGACCATGTAGATACATTACTATAATTTTTTCACTATTCCGTCAATAATATCAGTATTTACCAACAAATTGTCTACACGTAATACACTAACTCCATATCTCAAACTTATTTCCTTTGATAGTTCTTTCCAATTTTTCATCTTTCCAGTTTGTGGGTCATATATTATTATTTTTCCATTATGTAATTTTTCCAGAGTAATAATATGCCCAGAATTCTTGCCTTTCCAAGCAAAATCAATATGATATCTTCCCGGTTCTTTTACTAGTTCAACTAATTCTTTGGTTAACTCTTTTATACTTTTGCTTTTTAAAGCTCCCGATCTTGTTATATCATATATGCCTCCTGCAGTCTGTTTTTTAGGCATAACCATAGTCTTGGGGTCGATCCATGCCCAATTGGTCCGCATTGATAACTCATATGGAATGTTCCCTGTCTTTTGAAGATTTGGTAGAGCTGTAACATTATATCCACGTCTCCTCAATTCATTAGCAACTACGCAAGACTGGCAATTTACACTATATTCGCTTGCTTTTCCATAATTAATGTTTCCCCGTAACTCATTAGCTTCTTCGAAGGTCATTTCTTTGCCTTTTTTTACACCAATCTTCTGTTCTATTTTGGCTTGGTTGAAGTTTCTTACAAATCGGTCTTCCCATCTTTTTTGAATATCATTTTTCTCTGCATCAGTCTTGATACGTTTAGGTTTAGAAACCTTTATAACTTCATTCGTAATAGGTTGGGAAACTATTTCTCTTTGTAGTCCTCCATCATTGGTAAAGTTATCCTTGTACCAGAAAGCAGATTGTAATCCATCTTTATTTTCGCTGACGAAATCCTTTGCCGCCTGGGGAATATCCGTAATAGTTTGGCCTTGCGGAACTGTGTCATTCAGCAAGAAATCAGCAAAGTCTTCCGGTTCCATGGTGATAGGAGTAGCAAAACAGATACAAAAAGGATGAAAGCCTGTAAACTTGAACGTTTTCGGATATTTACCTACCATTGCATCACATATCTTGCACGGTCCTCGATTATTGGCCGAGCGATGTACCTCAATACCTAATATGAAGTCCTGTTTGCTCCAACGTTCATAGTCCGCACTACGATAAGCAATGTTCGTAGTTGTAGCAGATGTCCGGAGAGCGTTCTTATATGCTGAACGATAAACACCTTGTCCTGGATGATAATTCTTCATTGGTTGTGATAATACCAATTCACCTTTCTCATTCCGGATCCTGCGAAAGCGTTTTTGGGGATTTTGCAAAATTTGCCGTATATCGCTACTGATTCCGTTTGCATTACGTCCGGCAACTACGCCACTATCAAGATAGAATTCGAGTTGCGATTTCGTTTGTTGCGTAATATTCCAAACTCTATCAGATAACTTGAATCCGTTAGCATCTATATCGTTCTTTAGAGTTTCAAATGCAGATAAACTATGAGCGAACATACCATCTTTTGTTGCACTGGAAATAGACATTCCCTTGATGAACTGGGAAATAAAATCATCATTCTTTCTTTCTGCTCGATCCCAGCCGTCCTTTTGGAATGCAGAGATATTAGCATATAGCATTGATTCAAGATTCAGCAGTTCCCGGTCAACTGCACTCTCTATTCTCTGATTACGTATCCATACGTTATTTTTCCCCGCATCAGACCATTTATGGAGATACGGGGAAACAGAAAGAATAAATTGATTAAAGATATTAGCTATTACGGCCTGCTGTGCAGCAATTTTCTGTATATGTTGTTTATCGTAGAAAGAAAGTCCGGGCATAGATTATAAAGTTGCTCCAATAAATGAATTATTCTGTGCAGTCTCTTTTTCGTCTTGCTTCTTACGATTCAATTCTGTTTCCACATCGTCAGTGTATGGTGAATTCTTTATAATCGTTTCCTTGCTATTGAATTGAGAAGCAGTTTCAAGGTTCTTGAGTTCTTCAGCTAGATCTTGTGGGAGAATGCTACCAAACTCAACCTCAATGTAGTTATCATTTAATTGCGATGCATATTTAGTGTGCGTAATATTAGCCATTCCAGCCTGAACTATTGCCACTGTACGTTGAACTGCCGGGCCGAATATCTCCATTTGTTCAGATGCCTTAATCTCTGCATCAATCAACATAAAACGACGTGAGGTACCACTAAGGTTGCCAAGCCCCATTAGTTTACTCATAGATAAATCAGGACTTGAAGATCCGGAATGTATTGCATCATCTAACTGGTTAAGTTCAAGTGTTACGGATTCACAGGACTGTTGCCATGCTAAGTAATCTGCATCACCATGATATGTATTACCGGTATCCGCATCTACTTCCATAGTAAAGTTTAACTCTTTGCCTACAGTTTCTTTGCTCGGAAGATTAGCCAAACCATAAGTTTTCAGTATCGGTTCGGAAAAGTAGTCATTAGTATCTGATAGGCGGGAAAGTCTCATTTCTTTCTTGTCTATCAAATTAGCGACATCTTCCCAATCCGGACAATCGACTTCGGCATATACTACCGGAATCTTGCCAAAACGATTCTTTATCTTTTTCACTTGCCAAACACCGTCCATAATACCGGAGTAAATAACATCTTTCGTATAGACTTTCACGCATTCGCAAGTACGGCCATTGACTTCTGCATTGTACTTATAGATAAAGCCGTCCATATCGTCGTCTTCATCAAAGTGTGGATAAAATTCACATTCGACATTACTATCCTTGGGAGTAGATAGAATCTTAACCTTCAACTGGCTTTTTCCATCATCTTTAGTGACCGGATAGAATATAATAGCTGCTTTGGTTTCAGATAACACCTTGCGAGCAAACTCTTTCAATACCGATTGCATCTTGAGCTTTCGCTTATAGACCTTCTTAAACTCATCAAATCCGTCATTCGAATCTTCTGCTGTGATAGTCATTTCACCGCCAAACAGAAAAGCAACAGATGTGCGGACGATCTTTTTAGGTAGGTTGGTTACGACCTTAGCTACATCGACAGTCTTGTCTTCTAGTCTCTTTGGCTTTTCGGCTCCTGTTTCGGGGTCAATTTCTACTTCTGTATCTGAATATACAGCAATCTTTTTAGGCTCCCGATACCCAACTGATTCTTTACGACGGGTTCTGTCTCCATTGTATTCCTCCATATATTCACGAGGATTACGATTTTCACGGGTATCAACACATAAATCACCTACTATGCTACCGAAATCTTCATTTTTCAGAATATCCTTAATGTCTGGCATATACTTTTCTCTTAAAATATATGTTCAGAAAAAAATCACCGACCAAGTGCATTGTTTTGTCCTTTTTTGGCGGTAAAAGTGTCGGAAAAGTGCTGAAAAAGATATTGTTTCTACAGCTGATAAATGTTATTTTATTGATAATCATTTAGTTGTGAGGACGCTTTAATGTTGTCTTTTTAAGTTCACTAAATTTATACGTATTTCGCAGAAGCAGAAGCCAATCATGCTTTTGGGGATAATAGGTCTTTTTCAAACCTTGATACTAACCGAAAGCTATTCTTCAAAAATAAATAATAATGAAGGTATTTAAAAGAGTGGCTTATGCTATCAAATGGTTCTTATATCAAGAACAAAGTAGAGACAACCAAATTCTTTGGTTCATTTGGGATGTGATTACAACATTCTTTATGTAGTTATAGGAATGGATACTATCCACGGCCCACCTTACGGGTTTGCTTTTTGAGGTTTAGACCGATTGCTTCAGCAAATTCGGCAAGGATTGTCATGCCATCCGGAGCATCGTCATGAGCGTTATCACCCTCGCGCTTGTAACTGGTAAACGCTTTCATGAAACGACCGTAGTCTGATCCTTTAGAATATTCTGTTTCATCAAGAAAAGCACAATGCTTCTTTATCCAGCCAGCTTTCATGATGATACGTGTTTCCTTGTGCTGTGTTGTTGCCCGGGCTTGAATCATACACGATTTCTTTTTAGCTGTAACAAGTTTGCGTACATTGATAGCAAATATACGCCCGCCATTGTTTGATTCAATACGTAGTTGATCGCACTCTGTATCAATAACCATTTGCGCCAGGCGCGGTTCTGTGACTTCGACAGGATCTTTAGTGAAAAGAATATCGGTAATGAAGTATTTTGGACCAAACACCTTTGCGAATGGTGCGCAGAAATCATCATCTCCTTTATCAGCAGTATCACAGGCTCCGAGTGTTCCATCAGGTTTTTTCCCTGCAATATCGGCAAGTTTGAAGCGCATGAGAGACGATTTGGGGAATAGTAACCCTTTGGCCTCGAACGGTTCCTGCATATACTCGGCCATCCAAATACTTTCGTCTGTTTCAGAACGTAATTCCTTGTAATATTCTGTAGTATGAACATCGGCGCAGAAAGTTTCATCATTCTCATCCAGCGCAGCAATACGAATGATTTCATTGTACTTGCCGGCTTCTTCCATGCGTCCAAGGACATCATTAGAGGACCAGCGAGTACCAATATCAATCATACAGCAGCTTCCTTCAATACGGGAGTCATGCGTACCCTGCTTCCAAGACCATACCTTTTCATTGTTATTATCCGATAATGCATCTTCCAGACTCTTGTACAAGTCATCCGTCATGGCGAGCATTGACGCACCAAATCCAATAACGGTACCACCAACACCACCACCGAAGTAGGATACTTGTCGTGCGCCTTCCACACTCCAGCTCTTGACATTCTGCTTATCACCCTTTAAATGGATATCGGGAAATATTTCTTTAAAACGCCTAGATTTCACAACATCTCGAGTATCGTATGATAGTTTATTATAGAGAGTATCCGAACAACAGTTACGCATAACTGACTCTTGCGGAAAGTGTCCGTACATCCAGGCAATGAATAGAGAAGATATATAAGACTTTCCGGCACGTGGCGGCATGCTGACAGCAAGACGGTAGATTATACCCGCAGAATACGAGCTGTACACACGCATGAACGCTTCAGCGACCTTTTTTAGGAACAGACGTTTAGAGAAAAACTTCGGATCATAGTACAAACAGAATGCCCAAAAGTCTTTCTTTGCTATTCGTTTGCGGAGTATGGTAGCAGCTTTCGCCTTACGAATCAATATTTCTCTTTTACTTTTCTTCTTTACCATCAATAATAGCCTGTAACTGTTCGTCACTCAATCCTTCCAGTTCATCACCAAGATTCACATTTGCATCAACTTCTTTCTTGTCACGCCATTTCTCCGGCTGCCGGTTCTTCAGCCAGAATATAGCGGCTGTCGTATCAGGTGGGAAATGTTCTGTGTATTCCTGGGTATCGGTAATCTTTCCATCAGATGTAGCGAACTTAGTCGCTGTGCAATCGTAACCTATGGCACGATTATAAAGCTTTGCTGCTACATTGGCATCGGCAATACTCTTCCCCTTTTTTAGGGACTGAAGAAATTCCGGATAATCCTTCTTCCATTGATTAAGCGTGCGCTCGGTTACACCAAATAAATTAGCCATTTCCTTGTCTGTTGCCCCTAATAAGGCATAATTCTCGGCTAACTGATTATATTCTTCTTTATATGCGCTTTTGCGTCCCATATGATACTTTTTGCTTAAAATATAATGCCGAATACTCATTTCTATGAAAAAAAGAAAGGTGAGACTATGATTTAGTCCCACCTCGCTCTATAATATTATCACAATAATCTAACGTCCTTTAGCATTTTCTTGATATTTCCGTTTCTCATTAAGCAATAACTCCCAAATGTAGTCTCTGCCTTTGGGAGTCCACACCATATACTCACGTGGTTCTTCATTAGGATCGACAGGTTCATATACAACCGTATATGTCAACCCCCGTCCGACAAGAGACGAATCTAATACCCATCTTTGTTTTATATTATCATATTCTTGAACTCTTTTATATTCAAGAAAAGCATTCAGTTGCCTTGCATCTGAATTTAATGCTTTTGCCATCTGTTTAACTGTGTAGTATTTACATTGGCGGGGAGAGATACGTTGCTCACTGGCAGATAACAATGGATTCTGTGATACAGGGTAAAAGCTGTACTCACGTTGACGATTCATTTCTGCTTGCATCTGACTGATTTGTGCCGTCATTACTTGAGTTGCTTCTACCAATTGCTTCAAAACAGTTACGTCAATAGGTGAGGGGAGTGTTGGCACTTCCTTTATGGCTTTCTCCATTTTGTTGAAGGCTTCGATATATGCTTCTTTAAATTGCGCAGCCTTTGCTCCACGATATCCCATGACTAAGAATACGAAACCATCTTTGGTCATGGAATAAGCTTGATAACGTCTTCCTTTATCATCAATGTGGTTAATCTCGCCAAAATTGGCGAGATTAAAATTCTCCGAACAGGAAAGATTCTCAATGTCTCTAACCACCTTATTATGTTCCTTTCCGAACACTTCAGCGACTTTCAAACTTGTGGTAACGAGTTGCCCGTTATCCCCACAAAAAACGATGTCATTCATAGTGTACCTCCTTCCTGTATATCATGATAAAGCTGTTCGCTAATGAGACAGGAAGTAACACATATCAATTCATCAATATCATTGGCATAGTTCTCTTCATTGCTTTTATGGAGCTTTACCCCTTGCTTTCTCATTCGGGCACAGATGCGGTTGTAGGTTTCTTTAGTATCTCTCAGTGTCACCATTAGGTTGTGGAGTTCTTCATCTACTACAAACTTAGGTTCTATATTATTATTGATCATAATTCACCTCCTTTCTGAACATTAATATTAATGTCATACCCCTCATTTATATCACTGTAAATAGTAGCTCCAATCAATTGTCCTAGATCACAGCAGAAGCATCCAATATCATCTGCAAAACTATTAATTGTTGGATTAAAGGGATTACGTGCTTCATTATTTACACTTGCGAAACGATATAAGCTATCTTTTATCTCAACTAGATCTTGTAAAAGCTTCATTGCTTCGTTACGGTCTGACTCAAAAGCTGTACCTTTCATAGTACACCTCCTTTCTTTAAATCAAACTCATACTTACTACAAGCTAGGTAAGAGATTGCAAGGATGCAGTTGTCTATGTCTTTATACAAAGTAGCTTCATCTGATTCGGATACGTTTACGCCTTGATGTGAATAGGTAGCGAATAAGATATCACACTCAAGTTTGACACGATTTAGGGCTTGCAATTGTTCATAGAGTTTATTGTCTATGATTCTTTCCGGGGCAATTGATTCATTAGCCATGATATACCTCCTTCCTTAGTGAAACTATTAACGGGATTGAAGAGATAAACCAGCCTATACAGGCAAAGAGAGGAAATGATGTATCAGCAGAACCTGATACAATGAGAGCGATGAACGCAATACACACATTCACAAGTCGGAGAGCGATACTTGTGGTTACACGATGCCCATTGGGTGTGGGCGCACCTGTTTGAAGGATACTATTATTCACCAACAAACAATTCTTCTCAGGATTAGTCATATCATTAAGAATGTTTGTTAACGCGGAGAAAAAAGAACGGTCCCGCTTTCCCGTTGACTTACACCTGAGAGGCAGTGGTGCCATTAAGCATCCACACGGGGGTCGGAACCGTATATGTTCAAATCGAACAGGCATAAAAAATGCCCGCAGCAATTCAATATGGCGAGCTTTTACCCGCCTCTCAGTATGTAAGTCGATGCAAACATACAGATTATTTTTGAGTTTACAAGCGAAATGCTCTTATTTTCATCAAAACAGTGAGAAATAAGAAATTTATGAATCTTTTTTATCTTCATCCTTTTTTTCTTTGATATCTGTATTAATAGTAAATGAGGCGAAATTATAGATACTGATCGCTATATCTTTCATTATCCATATTGAAAATAAGATGAAATATAATGAAATGACTAAAAGCAACCCATTGATAATACTAGGTGGTATTATATGAAACGGCATATTCACAGTCCCTATACTATTTACTATTAGAAGATAAAGAACCCCAAAACAAATAATCTTTATTGCAGCAGCGAAAGATGAGTTCAACCCATTCAGTAACTTATTTCCTTTTGCATTGTGCTTCATCTTTTCACAGATTGGGGACCAGTACATAGACATTAATATAGCATAAGCAGCCAAAAGGATTGACAACATTACAGGAACTACACTCAATCCAATCGTGATAACCTTAAACAGTTCAACAAGCATATCTTTTTCCCCTAAGTAGCTAATAACAGTTATAGTAACTGCTGCCAATACAGGGAAAATTGAATCTTTAATCAAATCATAATTCGTGTATGATCTGAATACTGAATCCCAGCCAAATATTGAGTGTCTCTTTTCCATTTTTATTCTGAACCTTTATATCTTGTAACAACTTCGTTATATATAGCCATATATATACTACCGATGCTACTGAATCCGATTTTTATCTTTTCAATGTAATTCTCGGTGCGTATTCTATGATTTTTTCTTTTGGGTTTACTTCCTTTTTTCTTTCCTGGTATTAATTGGTAGCCAGTGATTTCAGCAGCGCCATTCCCCCTTTTAGTAACAAGGTTAATCAAGGAATCAACCATTCCTCCTTCACTTAAATTTAGATCTTCATTTTCTGCTGATGATACATCCATATTTATCAATGCGATATTACCTTCTTTGGCCAAATCACTGAACGTTTCTTCAAATCCTTCTATATCATCCTTATTCCCGTAATTAATAGTTAACTTTACACGGTTAACATTGAGTTCCTTATACGCTTCTGTTATCTCATCTTTTGATGTAACGAAGTTAGAATGAACCTGTTCAGGTCCTAATATCTTAGTTGAAGCAGCATCAATATATTTTTTTATATTCTGAATTGTAACTTCACTACCAGATAACAAACATAATTTATGTACTTCTGGAATAAAATAGAATGTTGCTTTCTTTGTATTAGCATACAAATCTTCTTCACTCTCTCTACTTTCTATTTTTTTACTTTTTTGATTGAACCATGCATTATCTCTGATTCCCATATAAGTAACAATAGTCCCTTCATACATGTTCAAAGTAGCAAGTTTTTCAAACTTCAGCAGCTCAATATAATTATCTCCTCTCAATGGTATCACATAATCCAAATATGCCATTTTATTAAATAACTCCACATAAGAATCAGGAGCTTGATTATGCAACAAAACAATATTCAATAACTGCATTGTTTTCCATTGATGCTTTTCAGCGGTTTTAAACTGTCTAAATTTTGTCTTCATAGTTCTTAGATATTCACGTAGAGTGCGCCCACAGCCGTTATAAAGCTGAAACCGATTTTACGGTTTACACTCTACATGAATAGATTATAACATTATTGGGCATCGCAAATATATGAATTTCCAATAAATATGAACTATTTTTTACTTAAAATATACTTTCTCCATTTATTTTCTTTCTAATAAGTTCTTGTACTCCGTTATATATCTCATACAGCTGCTTTAATGTCTCCGGGCCTTCCCATTCCGAGAAGTTTCCGTCTTGAAAGAAATGGAACTCAAAGACACGGGCTGCCAAATCTCCGAGGTCCAGATTTGCATAAATTTCTCTCACTAGATGCAGCTTCTCTAATATTTCAGCATTTCTGTCCTCAGGTTCATCTGAAATATCTTCAATATCCAGTCTCGTGTAATCTACGTTGTCATCCGCAGGCAGGGGCTTGTATCTACTCCGATACTGTGAAGTAGGAGAGGATGCATTCAGCTTTATCATCTTCAAAACAAAGAAATCAAGCTCTGTATAGCCATTTTTTCTTGTTTCAAGTAGTTTGTCCAGTAACCTGTTTTTCTTTTGGAGGAGCGAACAAATGACCTCATTTAGGACATCTGTTGCTTCATCAGGAATGCCCGCAAGCCCACAATGATACAAAGAGTAATCAAGCCAGCGTTCGTAGCGCTTAGTTATGTAATTATTTACTGCTTCACTTGCCATAAGCACAAAGATTTTATATATTTGCTGTTCCTAATAGCTATAAGCTTTGCGCCTATGATAGTGGTCGGCGGTGGTACGTCGGCCGCTTTTATTTTCCTAGCTCTTTACTCTTGACAATGTTGTAGTTACACAAGTACCTTCCGATATCCTTTTCGGCGACATCTGCAGCAGGAATATTATCACCGTAAACCTCATGCAGGGCTTCATTATTTCCTCCCCATGCTTTCCAAAGCACTTCGGGCTTATACTCATCAGGCAAGCATGGGAAGAACTCGCAGAAGGCCTTATAATCTCGTTTCGCCTTCTCTCGTTTCTCCTTGATGCTTTGGGCACCAAGAACAATGTCTTTTACCAAGTTCTCATTCCGGGAATATCCTTTTTCAACTTCTTGCCGTATTTTTTCGCTTTCCTTACGCTCAATCTCACGACGCCTATCTTTGCAGAAATCGGCAAGCGCTACCATGATCGCTTGATTGTTTATTTTCGATCCCCAAACGAACTGCCCACGGCTACCATTCTTCAATTGGCTAAAGAAGATGCATAGCTCTGCTAAATTTAGGTACCAATAGCTTGATAATATCGACATCGAAGTTTCCGCTAATTGCGAATCCGGAAGTTCAATACCTGCATATCTGAAAACCGATTGCAAATGCCTGACTATGATTTCTACAGAAGTAGAATTGCCAAATGCCGCGTTCACATCAGCGAGCGTTGGTATTTCATCAGCACTAGCTACATCTTTAAGCTCTACAACACAATTTAATTGAGCAGTTGTTCCACTCCATTCATCGACCAATCGGGAGGCTGTTGATGTATTCCTTAAGAGCAGCTGGTTGCTTGTCAATCCAGTCTGGCTGTCTTTCACAGCCCTCCGAAGTTGATTGGGATGTAACACTATTGCAAGCTCCGTTTTTATTAGTTCTCCGTTCATTTTTCTTGTTTTTAAGTTCTATTTTTAACCAACTGGCAAAATGGGACATCGCATCTTTGGGAGATTTTGATGTTTCGCCTTTATTCTGTTGCTCCATGAAAAACAGCTTCAAACACTCGTAAAAGGCTTCTAGCGTGAAATCAGGATTACCGGAAGAACGAGTATTCATCGTTATCGTTTCCGCCCATGATTGATTCGATTTCAGTTCTGCATAACAGTCGTCTAAAGACTTATCGAAAAAATTATCTACCGGGAATAACTTTCCCTCACGCGTGGGAGAGAGAGAATTATTGTCTTTGTCTTTATCTAAGTCTAATGCGCGTACCTTATAAGTGCTAGGTTCAACTTTAGGTTGCGGTTTAGGTATATGATTAGGTATAAGATTAGGTTGCGGTTTAGGTGTCAAATTTTGATAGCTTATTTGATACCTAGTCTTATCCCGTTGTCCTTTTCCTCCAGATTTAAATTCTATCAGACCAGCTTGAACCAATCTATTACGTGCTGTCTTCATTGAGTTGACTGACACTCCCACGTCAGACGACACCTTCGTATCACTACGCGTCCAGCTATCCACCCAGCCTAAACGATTCGCTGTTTTTAGCAAGTAAAAATAAAGCCTCGTTTCACAGCAGGTGAATTGCCAGTCTTCATCAAGAATCCAGAAATTGTTGATTAATTCAATATAAGTCATCATCCTCTTATTTTATCTTATACACCACATAGATTCCCACTACATCGCATTTAATCAATTCACGTTTATCTAATCTAACTCTGGACTTGATAACATCAGCAGATGATATGCGTAATGATTTAGACAAATCAGTATCAGCCAGATTAATTGATGCCGGCCATCCTGCTAAATGAAATTGATGTAATAAATAGAAATAGACACATAGGTCCAATTCTGCAAATCGTTCCTTATTATAAAATTTCCAGAATTTGCGTATATAATCTTCGTATATCATGCTATCTTTTGTTTGATTAAGTTCATATTCTTTTTTACGAGTCCAATAATGCGTTCATGGTACTCAGTATTATTATTGCAAACACCCCGTGACTGGACAACACTCAAAGTTTTCAGATTTACTTCAACCGTTTCGATGCGCTTATTACCAATACGAGCTGTTAGAATCAAAGAGTCTGATTTACTGTAGTATTTATTGGTAAACACACAATGGTGCATTTCTTTACCTTCTTCTAAGAAGTCTATAACGCTTTGTAGAACGCCAATCTGGATAAGATTGTCACCAAATGCTATACCGAAGAAACGACCTTTCTGTTTTAGATATTCTCTCTCATCTTTTATTGCTTGTTTCCTCTTTTTCTCAAAGTCAATCTTAGCATCTATTTTCTGTTTTATTTTCATCACTTCATCGTGAGCTTGCTTTAGATTCTTTGGACAGACGTATTTAGGGGAACGAATATCTCTTCCGATGGCATTGGATATTTCCAAGTAATCAAAATACATTCTCAGATCGGTACGTTTCGTAATCTTAAAGCCGTGACGTCTGGCTATTTTTATAGCTGGCCAGAACTTTCCAACTTGGGTTATATTATCTTCCATATATTCCAATAGTTCTTTATCACCTTGCTTTATCAATGTCTCAACAAACGGATAACGCAATAACATCCTGAATAGGATATCGGGAGTGATACCATTAAAATTCTCATCGATTCCCGCATACTTCAGTTTGGGGAGTAGTCTTAAGGTTTTGATATGACTTGCCCAAATGTGGTATTTGTATTTCATACCATAATCAGAACGTATTTCCATGTCTGAACTCCAACACCAATGATCATAAGCGCCATAGCAATAGCTGGATGATCTGGACATTATTACCTCAATACCTTTGGGAGATATCCAATTCTGCACAGCTTCGTTGATCTTCATGTCGGCAGGTTGGCCTACGCGACAGGATTTGGAAATAACAAAATGCCTTAAAACTTGAAATCCTTCGATTGTGGTTATAATCGTGAAATACATTGATTGAGGTGAATATACCCTTTTACGACTCCCCAATACTCTGAGATGCTTACCGCAACAAGGACAATTGATGCCCAGCAAGGAGTATGATAAATAGGATTCTTTAGCCTCAAAGACTTCTCCGCACTCAGTACACCAAATCTTTTTAGCCCTATGGAATCCTTCTACTTCAAAGCAATTTTTTATTGCCCAGGCGGTCTGATTCTTTGTAATAGCAGGAAGTTTAGCACTCAACTTTACAACCTGTCTCTGTAATGCTGTTTTTGGTTTCATAGGTCCTCAAATAATAAAAATTGTCCTGATGGTATTTCCTTTTTCTTCCCTTTACGTTTGTTAGGAGCAACCTGTTCTAGTTTAGACTTCTCAGCTGTTAACGTAAGTTCCTTTTGCTTTTCAGGTTGCTTAGGAACTACCACTTTCGATTTTGATTGCTTATTTACTTTGATATTGTCTTCATCATAGTAATGGACCGCTAACCCGAATACTTCATCTTCAGACATACATACAACACTACCACCACGTTTTTTGGCTTGGCTTATAATATAGTCGTAGCATTCATCTATTTTCTTATTTGGTTTTGCATAGGAAGTAGCAAAGAGTGGATCACTCTTTGCTCTCTCTTCCAAATACGATTGAATAACCTGTTTAGGTGATTGATGTTCTTTTCCCATAGTATTAATAATTAATTGATAAAGGCATTAATAGATAAGTAAGGCTACGAACTTCTTCATCGCAGCGGGTAAAGATTGAGGCTTTCGACGGATCGCTCATGGTGATAGCAATATCTTCCGAAGGAATGCTGTTTACCATCTCTATCAAAAAGCTGCTCTTGAAACCTATTTCAATATCACAGCCTGATTGCAGGCTGATCGTTTCTTCTGCAGACTTAGAAAAGTCTAAATCATGAGCTGCTATTTTAAGAGAACTGGAATCGAATTTGAGTACCACCAGAGATGAGTTGCTGTCACAGAAGACAGATACACGCTTTAGAGCTGAGACTATATCGGCTTTCTTTAATACTGCACGATTAGGCTGTTTTTGAGGGATAACGGCACGATAGTTAGGGTACCGGCCTTCAATCATACGGCAGACTAACCGGTATGAATCAAACTCAAATAAAATATTAGTCTGATTTACCGATATTTCTACTTCCATGCAATCTTCCGGAACAATATTAGAAAGGATTTTAGCAAACTTGCTTGGCAGGATAAAGGCCGCCCGTTCCTTGCGCGTATAAGCGGATGGATTTTCAATCATTGCTAGACGGGTACCATCTGTTGCGACAAATGACATTGAATCTAAACCGATATCAAAATAGACACCATTCAGTACTGGACGGAGTTCATCATTGGCACTACAGATCAAGACTTGTCTTATTCCGTATAATAAGTCATTACCAGAAACGAGAAATGGGCTGGCAGTATCATCCGTGTTCATGGATGGGTATTGATCGCCTTTTTCAAGTGGTATTGAAAACCTGCCATTAGCGTATTTGACAATCAATTCCTTTTCAAGGATGGATATGGTTAATGGCTGTTCGGGGATCTCTTTTAATCCGTCGAGTAATGTTTTGGCGTTAGCCATGAAAGAATAATTGATGAAGTCAGCAGCGCCATCTACGTTTGTAGAGATGCGCCCACCTTCTTCCCCTGCTGTCACTAGAATAAGACCATATTCATCAACAACAAACAAAAAGTTGTCATAAGCTGGTAATGTGTTTTTAGGCTGTATGATTCGCCCGATTGATTTCAACTTATCTAATAAAGCTGTTTTTGAAACTGTAATTTCCATGCGTCATTGTTTTGCGGCGCATAACGTAAAAATGAGATGAGTTTCAGTAATAAGCGCTATTGAAGCATATATATGCAATAAAAGCCGGACAAAACCATTGTTTTATCCAGCTCAACACCATTCTGTTTGCAAATATATATAGAGTTTTTGTATTTGCAAACGTTTCAGTCTTTTTTTTCTTCTTTTTTCTGCAATAAATCCAATACAGCGCGATTTGCCTTATCACAAATACTATAATCTATATCAATGTAGATATCGGCCATCTTATAGTCGTTATTTACATGACCGAGGCAGAAGTCAATGTCTGCCTTCGGTACTCCGGCCTTGTTTCTTGCCAAGCTGGCCCAGCTGTGGCGGGCCCAGTTTGTGGTGACCTTGAAGTCTAGTTCTAAGTTCATACAAATGTCTTTCAGTCCATTATTGATTGCTCGCATGAAATTATTCAAGCTACAGTAGTTGGTATGAAAGTAGGAGAGGAAATAACCCTCTGTGTATTTATCAAGCAGGATGCGAAGCTCCGGCTCGATCTTGACGGAAAGCGGTATCTGTTCGTGATTCTTCTCCGTATTCGTTTTAGATCGCATGTACTCCAGTCTTCCGCGGCGTTCGCACGAAATACTATATAGGTCGTTGATATTGACTCCCATCATGTAGAACATCATCATAAAGACATCACGTGCCATATTAGTACGTTTCTTGTCAGATTGGAAATCCCTAATCTTCAATAGAGTGTTGATGTCTATATTCTTTCGTTTCCTCCGGTACTCCGGTATCTCAGCCTTTTTGAACGGATCGCCTGGAATCCTTATAATATCAAAGTCCTCATTGTTGTAATAGAGCTTAGCTTTGTTATACAATGCTCTGAGTCCTCTAAGGTAATGGCTTATTGTGCCCGGTTCTAAGGGAATGCCGGCGGGGCCGGAGTGATATAAGTCTTTGATCATCTTATTTAGAAGAAATGAGGTGATTAGCTTAATATCTATCTTCTTTCTTTTTGTGTACCAACATAGTGTATCAATGGAAGAACTATACCATTCGGCTGTTTTCTTCTTTTTCGTCTGAATTACTATGTTTTGGGCGAACTCTACGAAGTCTATAAACTCGGCGTCAGGAGCTAGGGATTTCTCTATTTCTTCTTTTAAATCCTTGCATGACATAAACTGAGTTCTTTCTTGTCCTAGCTTTAAATACTCTCTCCTGATCTTTTGGATATACGCATTTATTTCGTACTCTATCATTTCGCCGTTTGTAACGTTTGGCAGGATCCGTCCGGAGTCATCCATGTTTCCGGGTTGGATATAGTAGCTGGTGGCTATATACTGGGATTCTCTATTATGATAGATTCTAATTTTTATATTGGATGTTCCATCTTGTTTTATATGTCTTCCAGTTTGGAAAACGATCGCTTTAAATGTTGCCATACTGTTTTAATGTTTTTTAAAGGTTTAAAATCGCATTAAACAGCTTGAATCGGGGTAAATTGATGGGAAACCGCTTTAATTTCCACTAAATAGGTGCAAATAGAGAAACTTGTTCAAAGATAGTTCAAAGAATTATCCCCTTTATTTGCCCTTAAATGGGGTATAATTAAGTCTATTTTGTACCAATGAAAAAAGCCGATACAAACTGTATCAGCTCAACACCATTCAAATTTTCTTAACTTGAAATTTTCGTCGGGGTAGCGGGATTCGAACCCACGACCCCCTGCTCCCAAAGCAGGTG